AGCTTTACCTTCCAAGAGTTTAGCCAAAGATACGCCAGTATTGATAAACTACCCGCAGCCCCTATTCGTGATGCCCGTTTACAAGATACTAAAAACAGGCAGAGTAGTCTTCCCTGCGTAGACTCTGATCTTGCAGAGAAGTGGGCGTACCAACAAGATGTGTTGCGGCAAGATGCCTTGCGTCTGTACAAATGGGCACTGGATAGCGGCATTGCTAAAGAAGTGGCGCGTGCTGTACTGCCTGAGGGTCTTACGATGAGCCGCATGTACATGAACGGTACTTTGCGAAGCTGGCTGCACTTTGTAAAACTGCGTACTGGTAATGGCACTCAACTTGAGACACGAGAGGTTGCTTCCCTTATTAGTAAGGAAGTGAAACGACTATTTCCAATTAGCTATGGAGCACTTGTAAATGGATAGAGACCACAGCGTTTTCGTGTTTATTTTCAGCTTAGTCATCATACTTGGCAGCTTTGTTGGTGGGCACATTATGGGTAGAACACAGAAACAAAACACCATTGTAGAAGAGTGCCACACCAACGGCATGTACCTAGACAGAAACCTCTTCATGGTGTGTCAAGTGAGCACTCCTAAAGTTGTTCCTAAACCACCTACTCTATGATTGTACCTGTAGAGGGATGGACAGAGGGTAGATTCAACGCATTCATTACTAGTACACTGCGTGGGGGTATGCGGCGATTCCCAAACAAGTGGATTACGCTAAAGGGCGCCTACACTGGTAAACGGAAAGGAAAGAGTGGAAGAGAAGCCGCCCACTACAAGTGCGCAAAGTGTTCTGATGAGTTCACTAGTACAAACGTCGAAGTGGACCACATTCGCCCTGTTGTTGACCCTGTGCGTGGTTTTAGTTCTTGGGACGAATATGTACAGCGCCTATTTTGCCCCGTAGACAACCTACAAGTATTGTGTAAGCCTTGCCATAAACTTAAATCAAAGGAAGAGAAAGCATGTCGTACCCTATTGACCTCGGAGAAGACGACTTTGCAGTCGGACAACCCTCCCCTGAAGAAGAGGCGGAAGCCTCCTTCTACTTCTTCATCCAAGACCTTAACCACTACGCGCAAAGTGGCAAGTTCGGCCCGCGCATCTGGGAAGCCGTCAGCGAAGAAACGCGTCGCATCCTCACGAACCAAGTAGTATTTAATGACGTTGGCCCTAAGTTTACAGAGATTCTTAATGGCAATCGTCTTTGACTTCATCAGAGGATTTGTAGTGGGAGTAAACTTCCCTGGTGACGGTTTCCACTGTGCCATCTTCCTAGGCATTCTCCGTATTTGTTTTATAACTAAAGAAGTGTATGAGGAACTAAAAGATGACTGAATTGCCGCTGTATGAGAGTTTTATTGCTAAGAGTAGGTATTCCCGTTTCCTAGAAGATAAGGGTCGTCGTGAGCACTGGCACGAGACGGTGAACCGTTACATGGCGTTCATGGATGAACACCTTATCAATAAGCACGACTATCACATGCCTGCTGAACTTCGCATTGAGTTGGAAGCAGCCATTGTGCATCGTGAGGTTATGCCCTCTATGCGGGCTATGATGACTGCTGGCCCTGCTCTAGAACGCGACAACGTAGCAGGGTACAACTGCTCCTACCTGCCTGTAGATGATGTTAAATCATTTGACGAAGCCATGTACATTTTGCTGTGTGGTACTGGCGTTGGGTTCTCAGTGGAGAGTAAGTATGTCAACAAACTACCAGAAGTTCCGACAACACTGTTTGACTCCGCTACTACTATCGTCGTGGCTGACAGTAAGGCAGGTTGGGCCAAAGCCCTACGACAACTCATCGCCCTCCTATATGCAGGAGAAATTCCAAAGTGGGATGTCTCTAGGGTGCGTGCTGCTGGCGCTCGACTCCGTACTTTTGGCGGACGAGCCAGCGGACCTGAGCCTCTGGTTGACCTCTTCAAATTCACTATTAGTAAGTTCAAAGGGGCAGCAGGTCGTCGCCTTACCTCTCTAGAGTGTCACGACATTATGTGTAAAGTAGGTGAGGTTGTTGTGGTGGGCGGTGTACGCCGCTCCGCTATGATTAGCCTCAGTGACCTCAACGACGATAGGATGCGCCATGCTAAGTCTGGACAGTGGTGGGAGCGAGAAGGACAGCGAGCACTTGCTAACAATAGCGCGACATATAATGTCAAGCCAACAGTGGGTGAGTTTATGTCTGAGTGGCTTTCACTGTACCAATCTTACAGTGGAGAGCGAGGAATCTTCAACCGAGAAGCTGCTAAACTTCAAGTTGCAAGGAACGGGCGGCGAGACACGAACTTTGAGTTTGGAACTAACCCTTGCTCCGAAATCATCCTGCGCCCATATCAATTCTGTAACCTTTCTGAGGTGGTTGCCCGATCAACTGACACCCGAAGTGATTTGGAGCGAAAGGTGCGACTGGCCACTATCCTTGGAACCTTTCAATCTACACTGACAGACTTCCCCTACCTACGAAAGGTGTGGCAGAAGAATACGGAAGAGGAGCGCCTGCTTGGCGTCTCAATCACTGGTATTCTAGACTGCCCTCTTATCAATAATGCAAATTCTAGCGAACTGCCAGGAATCCTTGAACAGCTTCGTGGTGTGGCTGTGGACGCAAATAAACTCTTTGCAGGAGAGTTGGGCATCCCTGCATCCGCTGCCATTACTTGCGTTAAGCCCTCTGGTACTGTTAGTCAGTTGGTTGATAGCGCTAGCGGGATTCATGCTCGTCATTCTGCTTACTACATTCGACGTGTTCGCAACGACAATAAAGACCCTATTACAGCGTTTCTGAAGGAGGCAGGAGTACCGGCTGAACCTGACGTAATGAAGCCGCTAGACACCACTGTGTTTAGCTTCCCAATGAAGAGTCCAGATGGTTGTGTTGTACGGGATGACCTATCCTCCCTGGAGCATCTACGTCTCTGGCTTGTCTATCAGCGACACTGGTGCGAGCACAAGCCCTCAGTCACTGTGTATGTGAAGGAGGCAGACTGGCCTGAAGTAGGTGCTTGGGTGTGGAAGCACTTTGACGAGATTAGTGGTGTGAGTTTCCTACCTTGGGACGGTGGTAGTTACAAACAAGCGCCGTATGAAGAGATTGACAAAGAGACGTACACTAAGCTACAATTGACCATGCCAACCTCCCTTGACTGGAACTCTTTTAAGGAGAAGGATGACAATGTAGAGGGTGCTCAACAACTAGCCTGTGTGGCGGGAGTTTGCGAACTATGAAAGTTACAACCATCATTGAACATGAAGATGGCGGTGCTGATGTTATGCTGGAAGACATCACTCCCCGCGAAATGGAAGCATTGGTACAAGCTGGGTTTGCAAAACTTCTAGAAGAGTATGCAGACCAGCTAGAGGCCAAGCGCAAGGTGCCAGCAATTCTACGAGGTGACGAAAAGTGAAGCTACATAAAGTACAGAAGAAGCAAATGAAAGGAGCTAGTGGCCCGCAACTCTACACATGCATGGTGGCGTTTACAGAGGATGAACTAGCCTCTTTCATTGACAATGTGGTGGTGGAAACCTCTCCAGGTGTGGCTGAAGACCTTACTAGTTTCGTACTAACTAAAACTATGGGGATTAAATCGCCTCTAGGTCCCACCACAAGTACATACGGCCCGGCACCAAAAGTTACTCCGTATACAAAAGAACGCAGTTCCTTTTGGGAAGACGAGTTGTTTAAAGTTACCACAGCATGACGCAAGAAGCTGGCCGCCAAGGAAGTTTCTCAGTGAAACAGGTTGGCGGGGACCACTACGAGAGGTGCTCAATTCAACCTTGGGCAGTTATTACTAGGAATGGACTAGACTACTTTGAAGGAACGATGTTGAAGTACCTTCTGCGCCATAGAAATAAAAATGGCAAAGAAGATTTGTTGAAGATGCAGCACTTTCTATCCTACACTTTGGAGCACTACGATGAGCTATACCCTAAGCCGTAAGAATGGCAGTTTCCCTGGTGGTAAGCGCACCCTACGCTTTCTATCCTACAACGATATGCGGGCCTATCTCCGCTCTTACATGCGCTACTTTACTGGTAGTAAGTGGCATCGATCTAATCACCCGCCTATGTGGCTTATCCAACAATTTACGCACGTCATCATTAAGAAAGGAATCTAAATGTTCATCCTCAAACTGAATGAAAATCGTGGTTGGCACTTCTCAACCACCTACTACGAGTATGACAACGAAGCGCAAGCCATCGAAGTTGCACGAGAGTTGGCAGCTAAGGGGGTGTCATCCACTCTGCTAAAGCCGTATAAGAAGTTTGAACGACCTGTACCAGAAGTTGTAGAACTCGACGTGTAAACAAAAATGGGGGCGCAATGCCCCCATTTGTTTTAAGTGGTGTTACTAGTTATTTAGTAACGCCATTTTTCTTCTCATAGGTACGCAATGTACCTAGTCCTAGCATGCCGCCCAACACGTAGAGAAGAATCTCCGTGTCCACAACAGGCGGTGCAGGCCACCCATGCAGCAACGCTACCCACGCAAGCACGTAGTAGCCTACAGACGCATAGAGAAGACCAATACCCCCTACCCATCCCGCAAATGGCCGCCATCCTGCTACAAACATGGATTGGTGTTTAGCCTCTTCCATGTTCACTTGCAGTTGTCCAATGACCTTCTGCAAGTCGCCCGCCTGGGCCATCTTGAACAACTCCATTTCAGCCTCTGCCTTTTTAGCAGGGTCAGGCATCCAACGGTCTATGAGGGATTTACCAAGCTCAAACAGCGGTCCTATTAGTAATGTGTTCATGTTGCATCCCTAGTAATGGTGGTTCTCTCACTTCCTGTCATTGAAGCAGTGATGCGTGCCTTAGTATCTGCCAAATCTCTAAACGTCACCGTAGAGCCGCTAATGGTGGTTTTACCTACCGCTACAGCTAGAAGCAATCTCAACGCCTCCTTGAGGCTTATAGAGCCCTCTACGGGGGCTTCTAACACAGCACCTGTCACTGCATCTTGTGATAGGGTGTTAACCTGAATGAGGGCAGCCACTCTAGCGTTTGCTTTTGGCAGAGCTTGCGCCACACTACCACTCCCTGTAGTTACTAGCGGACTGTTTACCAGCCGAGTTGCCCGCGCAAGCGGCACACTACCGGATGCGTTTACAACACTATTCGCTTTAGCAGTGGCGTTTAAAGTTGGTATAACTAGAGGTGTTCCTGTTGTCACCATAGCGCCAGCCGCCACCCCATAGGTGAGGAAGTTAGCCGCTTGTGGCACTAGCATTAGTCTGGCTCCACTGCGAAATGTGCAAGAAAAGCAATACCACCAGCAGTGACAGCAGTTACTTGTTTAATTGCAAGGGCTTCGCCTGGGCGTAGTGCAATTGGACGTGACGTTGGGTGCGTCTGACCGACGTAGTTTACAGTGTCAACAAGCTGTTGTACGTTAGCCACAGATGCTGTTTGTTCTTCGCTAGATAGAATGATGGGGCGTAAAATTTGCCCGTCAGTCAATCCAGCAGTCACTGTGCGGCCACCAGTTACGCCCGCCAGCGCCACATCGGCACTATTAAACACAAACGGCGTGACAGCAGTTTGCGTAGGAGTACCTGTGACACGACGCAAATCAAACCGTGCAATGCCGCCAGTGATGGCTGTAACTTGTGTGTTAATGGCGTAAAGAGCCAGCAGCCATAGGGTTTGAGCACTCCCTGTGTCGTTACGTAGATAGAGGTGGTAGGCGTTGGCTGCTAGAGTTGTGCCTTCACACAGCAAACCATAAGTAGGCAAACCATCTAGATAGACACCTTGTGAATGCTTAAGGTCAGAGCCTTCAGTGTAAGTACGTGTGGCGTGCTTATTGCCAGTTGAATTTGGCGGAAGTTGGCTAAAACTGCGGGCCATATTAGTCCTCCACCATGACTAGAGTACCCGCTGGGAAGCGCGGAGTAATGAGGTTTGACACACTGAGTGAGGCAGTGAGGGCCCCTTTGTACAAGATTTGACCTGTTGCAACTACACTAACACTAGCGTGCGTAATGGTGTTTGTGCCTCCAGTACACTCAGGGAACGTCACTTCAGCAGCATTCTTAAATGCTGGCCCTGCGGTGTTTGCACCATAGGGGTTAGTGCCGTCACAAATAGTCCAACCAGAAGCATCACGCGAGACTGACACAGCAGCGTATCCCGTGTACGTGGCCGCACTAGTCGTAGCCGTGCCTGATTCACCGGGGTCAGCCGTATGTAGGTTAACTTGCAGGTTTGACCCATAGCTAGGTAGTGCTGTACCTTGAGCTACAAACTTCACCCAATCGTTTTCTGTTGCATTTGATTTACTCAAGACCAACCTCCTGGGAAATAAGAATTACCAGTGCCACCACCACTGCCAATAGCGGCATATCTGGCGTCACCTCTAGCTTGTGTTAAATATTGTGGATGATCGTCGTCACTAAGTCCCGTCAGTGCTCCGTGATCGGACGTACCTCCACCTCCACCGCCTGAAGCACCACGCTGTCTCCACAGCGTAGCAAGGCGGTTCTTATCTTGTACTTCTTTATTAGTAGGCATAGTTAACACTTCCACTTTCTTAGGGCTAGTGCTTTACGAGTGGGTTTACCATTCTCATCTTTCATCGGCCCCTTAACACCACTCATACGAGCACAGAAACTCCTCTTACGTGGCCCACCTTCTGGTTGTGGTGCCTTTAGATTACTGCCTGTCTTACTGTTGTAGTAGGCCCTGCCTTTAGCATTCAATCCACCTTCAGGGTTTTTATGCTCTTTACGTAAAGATACTTTCTTAGACATACACTTTCCTATTCAGCTCGAAGTGTGGGCCGTCACGTAGTCCGCGCCAATCTCCACCCCACACCAAAGCTACTCCCATAGCGGCAGCCACCTTCTTAACGTGGTCAGCAACCTCTTGGTATAGAGAGAAATCCCAAACTGCTTTACCATCTTTAATAATGGCAATGTCCACGGCGTGCCCTGTGAGGTGCCTACTCATCAGAGTGCGACTAGCACCTCTGGCGAACAACTCTTTCTGCTGTGCTTCTGTGCGTAGTCCTTGTGTGATGATGAAGTCATGTGGCGCCTCTTTGATGGCCTCTCGCATCACCATCACCAAATCCTTGTGTACACCAATAAGATTACTAGTAGAACGAACACCAAAACTCTTCATCACTCACCTCGCATCATCTTTAGTTCTCTACTGAGGAATGCCTTAGTCTCAACAGACATTTCCTCTTTCAGCGCCTTCTCTAGTTTGGCAATGTAGTCTAGGCGCTCACTAGGGGTTAGTGCTGTACGGGCCTCTTGGCCCGCTACAGCGTCTCTACGGGCCTGTAAGGCAGGTGAAATCACATTACTATTGGTGCCCTCTAGGTTAGGATTACCTAAAGAAACCCCGGTGGACCCAGCGCCACCAGTGGAAACATTAGACAAAGCACGAGAGCGATTTTCACTAGGAACGCCATCTTGGTTAAACACTTCCATGAATTGACGGCGAAGTTCTCGAATGTCTTCACCAGTTGTTTCTGCACGCAGTAGAAGTTTAGCATCCACTGCTGACAACACACTGTTTGTTTGTTGTGGAATACGTGCAACTAGTTGTACACGGCCCGGACCAACCGTACCTGTAGTGCTACTAGACATGCCTAGTGGTGTACTACCAGTGAGGTCAGTAAAGTTAGTAACTACACCTAGTTTATCCTCTTGTGATCCTTTAGCGGGCTTAGGCGGCATCGTTGCCTTAGCAATGTCAGCATCCCCGTTAAAGCCGTAAACAAAGTTGTCAGTGAGAGTTTTCATCCTCTCTTGTACGGCAGGTAGTTGGCTCTTAGGAACCTGCTGCATAGCCTTACTGATAAGAGGCAGCACTTGCTTTGCCATGTCTGCATTACCACCAGTACGTAGGCTGTTGGCTAGAAAGCCATTAAGCACGTCTACTGGATTGACGCCTTCTGGTACTTGTCCTTGAGCCAACCTGCGCACAGCTTGAATGTCATTCATCTGTGTTAGGGCGCTTGCCGCCTTCGCACTAGGAGTCGTAGGCACACCGGGAGGTGTAGCCCCTGACGCACTGCCTTGCAAGTTGCGCATGTCGGCCAGCACGGCGGCCCAGTCCTCGCTGCTACCGTTTAGGTTTTCACGCGCTTTACGAGTCCACTCAATCCACTTAGCAGCATATGGATTGGCTGCCCGCATTTGTTGATATCCGGGATTGTCAGGGCTGCTGTAGAGAAGTGTACTGAGTACAATAGGGTCAAGACGAAGACCAGTTTGAATGGAGTTAATTAGCTCACTGCGCTCTTTAATAGTTTTGTTGTCGTCTTGTCCTTCGAGAGTAAGTGCTTTTAGCCACACGTTATCTGGTGACAGATTCTTTTTCTCATTGTCATACCATTGCTGTAGATCATTTACAGCCTGCCGCCCCACAGTGGGATCACCCCTACCTAGCGAAGCATTTAAGCGGGCACTAGCTTCAGCATAGAACTTATCTAAGGCACTGGAGTAGGTGGACACAGCCTCGTCCAACACCTTACGCACTTCAGGAGATTGCAGCTTCTCAGGTGTCATAGCACCAGCCCTAGTAACGCCCATCTTGTTTAGCTGTAGATGGGCAGCACCAAGAATGGAATGGTAGTTAGCCACCCACTCTGTACGTTTATGGTTTACATAACTCTGTAGTTGTGAGCCACCAACCTTAAGGGATTCAGCAGCAGCAGCTTGTGCATTAGTTTGTTCTTGAGTAGAAGCAGCCAACTCCTGCATTTGCTTAGTTGTAATGGAAGAAGCCAGTACACGAGCATTAACCTCGTCCATTTTTCCAGTAGCAACTTGCTGCTTTACAAACGCATCACGTAGTTGCTCTAGGGCTTTGGAGTTAGCAGCAGCGTCGTCAGCCTCTTTCTTCTGTAGCCACTCCACATCTGTGTAGAGTTCACGAAGATTTTCTAGGTCCAACCGGCCAATGCCTGTAATGTTGGCACTGGAAGTACGAAACTCATCTGCAAGACCTGGGTACTTGGCAATGTATTCCTTAAGAAGGGCACCACTACGCTGACGCATTTCCTTATGCTTATTAGGAAACTGCTTAGATGCTTCTAGAAATGCTTTCTGACGATCTTTAAACGCCATTAGCGCGGGGTCGTCTTCCTTGCCCTCTTCAAAGAACGGCGCAATGTCTTTGAGTTTACCACCTTCTACCTTAAGGGCAGCACCTTCCTCTTCAAACTTACTAGTAAGAGCAGTTTGTTCTGTAGCAAACTTACCTTGCTGCACATCTTCAAAAATAGAAATGCCTTGTTTCACACCGCCAAGTAGAGCTTCAGCAAACATCCCTGTAGCTTTAGCTGCATTGGCTTGTCCTTGTCCACTGGGGGTGGAGGGAGTCAACGCTTGTGTCACATCCTTTTGGTACATATTACCTCTCAATGAGAATCTTGTTGGCACGCTCTTGTGAGTCTTGGTCCCACTTAATCACAGCCTCTTGAATGACAGTGTTGTTAGGGTTTGTGCGCGATGCAGCACCTCTCACCACAGCTACCCTATCTCCTGCTTTAAGGGGCAGTAGAAGGGCTGCAATGGCGTCATTAGCGGCCTTAGCGCCAGACGTGTCCCCGTTCAACCAAGCCCTACGTGCAGCCTCTTGTTGTCGCATAACCTCCTCACTCATCTTTTTAATCATGCGAGTGTGCTGTTGGTTATTTTTGAAGACGTAGCCACTCTCTAGTGCCTCCACCGAGGAAATACCAATGGCTTGCCAGATAACTTCTGGTGTAGTGAGTTGTGCAACCTTGTCGCCCCTCTTGTTGTACACGTAGCCATCAACTTGCGCGGCATACCACGCCTTGTCAGCATTACCCCACGAACTAGCCATAGTGGCACCCATCTTACTAAGAGTACCTAGGAAGTCAGTGGTAGTCCACTCAGGCCGCTCCCAAAAGTCTAGACCAATCTTACCAGCATCCCACAAGTTAACAAGTACACTGCCTGACGGACCAGTTAGAGTATCTAGCTCCAACTTGTTGTCCATGAAGACAGTTTCAATGCCTTTGTACAAATCTTCATACCACTGCAATGAAGATAGTCGAGCGCCAATGCCAATCTCAGCACTCTCCCCTGTGAACATTTGACTGAGACTGTTGATGGTGCCAGCAATGAGGCCGTGGGCAACATACATCTTATACTCGTCGTCCCAGCCGTTAATGGCACTACCTAAAGCCTCTTCCAGCATGTCTGGTGTAGCAGTGTTGTTTAGGCCGTAGAGGAGAGTAGAACCCACAACAAGGGCCACAGCATCCTTTGCAGACAGTGCTTGCCTCTTACCAGTAAACATTTGGGTTACACCACCCCACACGTTCGTACCTAGACGAATGTTATGCTGTAGGAACTGGAGAGGAATGCCAGCCAATCCCTTGCTATAGCGAGCTTCGTTAACTCGCTGCATGTTCATGGTGAGGTCATCAGCACGCTGCATGATGGAGGCCAGAGCACCATCACTGTCCCACACTCCACCAGGGTTTACTTCCAGCCACTCACGGCGTGCAATGTCAAACGCTGCTACACGGCTAATCTCTTCACCTTTGTTGAAGAACCCCATCTGCGCAGTGTTGAACTTCCGCATACGACGGCTAAAGATGTTGGCTGCACCATCTTCTGCGCCGTACATGGACGATGCACCAATATTATCAATAAGGCCCGTCTTACGGATGGCTGCCGCAATACGAGTAAACTCTTCCTTAGACATTCCTGTATATTGCACCACATCAAACATCTTGTGGATACCTTGCCACACCTTACCATTGTCGCTGTTTAGAGCAGCAAGCATAGGGCGAATAAGGTAGGCACTCTTCAGGCCGTGCTTAGGACTCATAGCCACAGCATTCAACATGCCGCTACTCTGCACAATGAGTTGAGCAGGCGAGAATAGGCCAAGCATTAGAGTTGATGCCTTGCCTTTAATGAACTCAATGAGGTCAGTGCGGCGCATCCACTGGCCTACGTGACTAAACCCAGGCTTAGTCATTCCAGGCAAGTTGTCAAACACGCGAGAGAGTTTGTCAATGTTGTGCTCTAGGATTTGTTCGTCCAGTGTGCGTACATTGAGTTGGTTTACAATGAAACGAGCTTGTGCCATCATGGCATTTGCTTGTCTGTCACTGAGTCGGAACTCTTTAGCTCGGTTCACTACGTTGAAGAATACACCAGCAGCATCCTTAGTTCCCATCTTATCAGTGGGGGAGATAACATCTTCAAACGTGTTATACCACTTCTGGATGGCATTACGACGCCACTCATCCATAGCAGCAAACATGGCGGTGTTGCCAATCTCACGTTCTAGAGAGGCCAACGGCCCTGCTGTTACAGTGTCTCGGCTACCAGTAGAGATAGAGCGAATGCCCTCTTCACTGCGCCCACTCCAGAAAGTGCGGCCACCTGATCGGTCGCTGGAACCAATGCCTGTTACATCACGGAAGAAGTTGTCGTCCATGCGGGTATAGTTAAAGGCAGCTTCCATGTTGGCATATTTGCCGTCATTAACGGCTCTAGCCAGTGCTTCAGCGTCCTCTTCATACCCACCCATGATGCGGCGCACATCTTCTGGTTCCACCCTACCCATACGGATAAGTTGGTTAAACCGCTGTACGTAGTCAGCAGCATCAGCTTCAGTGGCAGCAGTGCGGAAGGCATACTTTACATCTGTTAGTTCTCCGTCAACTACCAGATTCCCCTTCATCTTGATGAAATATTCTTCCATGTAGATGCGGCTATAGGAGCCGTCTACGCGGCCTACAACGCTTTTTACGTCACCTACTGTAGTCTTATTAGTAGGAAGCATTACCTTAGTAGCTACGCTTTTATGGTTGGGCACCTCTTGTGCTTTAGCGTAGTCGTATAGAGTTAGTCCACGAGCTTTGAACTTGTGGATGTTTTCTTCAGTAAGAATAGAAAAAGTGTTGTTCTCAGCGTCGTAAAGGCGTTTTCCATAAAACTGTTCCCACTCATCTACACGACGAGCAGGACCACTAAACGTACCCAAATCTCCCACGTCAGAGAAAACATTCCTATAGCCCATAGACGTGAGGGCTAGACGAGCCTCTTCATTCTTAGCTGCCCATTGTGCATCACGCATCTTGCGATAGGCGTAGTAGGCTTCTTGCTCTGCTTCCGTCTTAATGTGAGCTACAGCAAGTTCAGCAGGAGTCATGTCCCGCTTTAGAGCTTCTGTTTGAATGAGGGCGTCGTTAACGCGGTCAATTGAATTGCCGCTAAGTTTGTCAAACGCTTGGCTAACCTCTTCCGCCCAGGCTCTGCTATACTTATGCTTCTTCAGCGAAGACATAAGAGCAGGAGTGTAGATGGAGGTAACGGTGGCTAGACGAGGATTTAGGCGGCCAGCAGTGAGGTGTAGGGAATCAATTTCATCTTGGCTGTATTTACCAAGACTCTCCAGTAGTACAGGCATGTCCGCCTTCTGGCGTAGCGCATACCCAGGGCGCTTAGGCCCCATTGTAAGAGATACTTTCTCAGACACTACATTCTCTAGTTCACGTAGCTTTACACCAATTTGTGCTGGTACACTACGTTGTACAGCCAACAGAGCTTCTTCCACAGAAGCGGCCTTACTAACTAGTTTACCTACAGTGGTTTCAAAGCCTTCGGACAAAGGTTGACCTGTCTTCACCTTGTTCCAAACGTCAGCAATGGCTTCACTAGTGGGGCGCTCTAGATTACCAATGTCTTCAGCCCAACGTACACCAGCCTTCCGCGTCTCCTTAGACAGAGCACTAATTTCAGTGAGGAGGGTGTTGGCGCGGCTAGACAAGTCGCCCATCTTAGCTGCGATGTCTGCCACTTCACCTGCAATGGGAACTACACTGAGTTCACCGACAACCCACTTCTTTCCATACTCTAGTGCATCTTCTGCGGTGGCAAACGGAGTGCCGTCACGATGGACGTACAGGGTGTCCAACGTAATGCGGCCCTTATTAACATCTACCTCCACATTGCTTTCCAAAATAGCACTATTGCGCTGTCGGCTATAGGTAAGTTCATACATCCGCTTAGACGCGGCTAGTTCTGGTGCCGTAGCACCTCCAGTGTAGAGAGTGTTCTCTAATGCTTCTTTAGTAGCTAGAATGCGGGAAGTAAGTGCCTTTTGTACAGACGGAGATAGGCCAGCCAACCCATCGGTGGCCGTAGACAGGGAGGCTTTCAGTGCATCTACTTGACTGGTTTCTAAGGAAGTCTTACCTTCTTTAGTAAGGACATTCACCACATCTTGCACCACGGCTTCATGAGCACCCACAGCCCTGGCAGCAGCAATGCCTCTAGAAGCCTTTAAAACGCCCGTAGCGCCTGCTTTGAGGAGCAGCCCTACCCCTAGTACGTCTAGGCCCCCAAACACCCCTTCTAGGCCCTTAGATCGATTAGTGAGGTCCACCATCGTTTCAAAGAACTTACGACTGCTTTCTAGTGGAATGGTGTTGCTGTCAACAAGTACATCTGTAATGTGACTGATGAACTTCTTAGCATCATCGTCACTATCCATACCAGCCAATATGGTGAAGAAGTCTTCAGCGCTACCAATAGTGGTCAGAGAAGGCGTTACACCAAACTTCTTAAACTCCTCGTTTAGAGTTGGAGAAATACGACCCCAATCAATGGCAGTGGTGATACCAGTGACATCTTGCGCTAGTTGTGTGAGGAATCCACGCTCTGGCAAAGCAGCAATGGAGGCTTCCAGCGCACTACGTACAGCCATGTTGCGGCTGTGAAGACGTACAGTGCGAACCAACTCATTGGGCTGCATCCCGGTCTGTGCCGAAAGGGCAGCCAGTGTTTCAGCCTTCTGTTCGGCAATGGCTGTCACATTGTCGAAGTAGCTGTTGTTGGGTTGCTGTAGGGAAGTAATCTCTTGTGCAGCCATCGCTACAGCATTGATGTTGCCACCTACAGCCTCAGCGTTGGCAGCACTTTTCCACAAAGCTACGGATTCAGCACGGGCTTTCTGTGCCTCTTCAAACGCAACGAATGCAGGCCCTAGTACCTGCGTATCCTTACCAGTAAGAAGGGAGAGGGTAGGATTTGGGCCAGGACGTTGTGCGTAGCTGCCAGCTACTGGCGTAACGTAGTTATCAGGGTCGTAGCCGTCAATGAGGGAAATTTCCACTTAGCCTTCCTTCTTAGGAGCTTTGAGGTATGGAGAGAAAATGGTTTGTCCTAGCTGGCCCACTGCACCAAACACAGCGGCATTTGTCTGTGATTTGTTAATGGTGTTTTGTGCTCCTACAATGATGTTGTTCTCTTGCGCAACACTTTCCATGAAGGCAAGATTACCACCAAGTTGAGACGATACACTGGAAACACCGCCAGCTAACCCTGTACCACCCATACCGCCAGTTTGTGCGGCAGCATTCACCATTGAACCTTGGGCAAGACGAGCTTGACGTACAGCCTGCCGTGTCTTGTACACGTTTTCAATGTCTGCACGACGTTGTTCAGCAGCACTTTGTGCCTTACTGGCTTTACGTGCTCTGCGAGATTGGTCAATTGAGCCTACAGTGGACACCACAGCAGTGCCTACGAGGAGAGGTAGTGCAAGAGCGCCCATTATGTATTCCTACTCATAAGTATGTAGTCGCCAACAATTTGTACCAAAGTAAAGCCAAACATTAAAGAAAACTTAAACAACTTCTCATTATTATCTGGAATAAGTATATAGATGTTACTATAGCCTTTTTCTTTTAAGTAGTAAGCTATATACTGTAATACTACATATAGTTTCTTGTACGACTTAACGCCCCATGTAGCGGGATCAACAGTGCAGTGAAGGAACGCCTCTTTTCCAACCCACTCTACACTCACCTTACCTTCAGGCCCATCATACAGTTGTGTTGTTGACGAATCCAATAGACCACCCCATTAAGTGCATTTGTTTACCTTCACCAGCAGCAAACTTAATCTGTAAGGCTTTACCTCTACCTCTTACTTTGTTCTTAGTAATGACTAGTGGATAGCCGTCGTCATAAGAGGTGGGAAAGTTTACAAAGAAAGGACGACGTGGCCTGTACACCTCTACATCATCTGACCACTTACCGGGATGAGTGTTGTCTGTAAAGTCCCAGCGAGTTTGCATTAGGATGGAGGAAGGGTTGGTAGGTTGTTCTTGTTCGTCAAACCCGTCTTCAGTGCGTTTAGCAAACACACTTACATATTGTGCTGTTTTACTTCTGGCCGGACCAACTCCACCAACATTATAGCCAGTGACTACATAGCTGTCAACGTCTACACCAACAAATGTTTTATCCCAGTCATTGGTGGACGTGCGAATGAAGTCACTCCACACTGATGCAAAATTGACGCCAACTGGCGCATAGGTGAGACATTTAAGCTGCTTTACAGCACCTTGAAGGACGTTGATGTCGGCTATTACTTGGTTTGCACCAACTACAACTTCGGCAGCGCCTACCACTACATCAAACTCAATGTCACTTTCCACTGTTTCTTTTGTAACGGCGATGGCTGTTACAACAGGACCAGCAGTGTTGTCAATGGACAGTGTATAGAACGCACTAAGTTGTGTGTTGTAACACAGAAACTTATTCTTTTTGTAAGCACCACTACTAGTATCCTCAATAGTGTTGCCGTTGTATGCCCAATAAACAACCTTCTCACTATTGTTATACTTACCATCTACATACAGCTTGTTAATTGCAGGGATGGATTGGTAGAAGGTTTTAATCTTCTGTTCGCTAATGTCGGCAACTCGCGCTCTACCTTCACTATCAATGGTGAGTTGGTAGATGCCGCTATTGCCCCAATAGTAGGCACTGTCTTCAGAAACTACAATGGACTTTTGAAACAAACACCCAATGTTGGTGGCTTTTTCTACAGAGTAAGCTGAAGCACTAAATCCACCGCCACTACCTCCAATTTGCCAAACACCATTGCTGGCAAATACTAGTAATACAGGACCAAGTGCAGTAAGGCCAACAATTTCACCAGCTTCTGGAATTTGAATTACACCACCGTCACTATCTAGCAAATCACTAAATGCTTCTGATGTTGGGTCGTTTTGTTGATAGCATCGAGTAGCATTTGAAATGTCAGTTAGCACTTGGCTAAACATCACCCACCCAAGTTTACTACCACTAGGTACACCGCTATACCACGCTCGTCCAGCATAGAAAGCACACACCTTTGGCCTAAAGCTGTCATATTGAATGTCTAAGCTACTCATGGGATTTGTGTGCCTGGGCCATAAGGTGGAATTGGAGTAAAGTCGTTATCATTGGGACCGTCAGGAACAGTTGGTGTAGGAGGAGAAGGACCGTAGTTTCCAGGGGGCGTTACACCAATTGCAGATGCCCTATCTTGATAGAACGCGTTAAGTACAAACCGACCACGAGGTGCCAGTGATGTTCCAAAGTCATTTTTGTTTAGAAGAGCCGGATCAAAGTTGTCGTCTGTGTTCTTACCATACCACCATTGCTTTGTATTTGCAGGAAGTAGGTTGTTATTAGCGGCAGAAAACGCTGTAAGTTTATCCAGTGTCCAACCTTGGTTGTAAAGGTTGTAACGTGCTTCTGTTCCAAACGCATAGGTGGATTGCCAGACATCTTCTGTAAACTCAGCCCATTCTGGAGCAGGGCTGCGAATACCGTCAAAGTCTCTAATCTTCAATTCTAGTGCTTGGTGTGTAATGGAATCTGTAGTGGCGTTATACGTTACTAGAATGGGATTGGTGTCAATGGACGTAATGATGAGACGGCCATAACAACTAGCAGCCGTAATGACGTTAGTGCCAATTACACTGGTGTTACCAAAACACTTGTAGTCGTTTAGGTTAATGGAAGCAGATAGTTTACCTGCGCCTACAGTGCCGCTAAACGCCTTGTAAAATTCAATGGTGGCACCTTGCTGCACAACAAAGAAGTCTAGGTTACCATTACCGCCAACACTAGACCACGTTTCAACACAAAAGGCAAAATTGTTGATGTCACTGGTGGAAATAGAAACGGGGTTAATCTGATAGTTTTCTTCGTAGTCTATTCCCGAACGGCGAATGATGGAGCCGTCTGTACGAGGGACAACATTATCTCCTTCCTTCCAACTATTCTTAGGAGTTAGAAAGAATAAACCCTCCGTGTACAAACCGCCAACGAAGGTGAAGGAGTCATCTACAGAGGGTGAAGCTGCCATTAGAGTGCCACTGGAATGTTACGACGAGTGCAAATGTCTAGGATTTTCTGCTTGTGGGTGAACATGCCTTTTAGTTCGTCAGGCACAGGGCCCCTAGTGTAGCGACAGAAGTAGAGGCCCGTAGGCTCCTTCTCAATGGAGAGAGTGTTTACGTCGTTACTCTCCTTACGCTCTTCCTTACGCTCACGGGCAGCAGCTTGTCGCTCTGCCTTACGTTCCATGATGTCTTCCAAAGTTTTCACTTGTATCCTTTCTTTTTCAACAGCTTGTCGCGTTGCTCAAGATTTTTCTTACGGGGGTCTTCTTTACCAGCATTACCAAACTTTTGTTGTGACATGCCTACAGCGTTTGGAGTTTTCTTTTCTGCGCGCACGTCAGTAAGACCAGCCTTCTCTTCACGCTTCTTATTAGTAGATCGAAAAATGTCAGCCATATTACCGTCCGTAGTTTACTTTGCGATTGTACTTAATCTCACCCTCTTCATTCCTCCAACTCTCATTCCTCATTGTCACCTTACCTTTTTGTGCCTTGCGCTCTTCTCGCGCATTAGCTTGTTGCTTTAGGTTGACAAAGGATTGGGCTTTAGCTTCAGCCAGTAGAGTTGGAAAAAACTTATCCGGTAGGTTGGGAATGAATGTGTCTACGTGTTGCCAAGAGGGGGCTACAGTACCATATACCTTGGTCTTGCTAGACATCAGCGTAGTGTCTATAGCGGAGTTTCTGCCGTCAAACACCACGTATTTGTCGTCATATGTGGTCCAATAGAGAGGATCACGATTGAGGACATAGCCATTCGCATCTACTACATTGTCTGCTGGAACACGTTGGTCGATGAGTGATAGGAACGCTTCAGGCTCCATGTAGTCCACTGGATTCTTGTTGTACTTAATCCAGAACACTTTATTGGCAGTGTCTGGAAGTTTCATCTTGGTTGGGTTAGCTACATCTGCCAAACCCTCAAGGGTATAGAGTTGACGTAGAAACGGCCAGTCACGCTGGGCCATTAGGTCAAAGTAACTCTCCTTAATGAGTTCTGCTACTTGAATGGACTCCACTGTTTCATCAATGGAACTCACCTCATCGCTGTCCATTGCGGACAGGATGTTTTGCGTCATGTCTAGAAGGGAAAGTTTCATGCTGCCACTACGAAAGTGTAGGTTCCCGCAGGAGGTGTTGCACTAGAGTTGTGGACGTTTGCCCACGTAACTGTAACTTCATTAGCACCAGTGATGCGAGCACTGCCAATAACAGTGTCTCCAGTGTTACTGGGAGGAATGACGTTTAGTAGAGTTTGTGAAGTAGTGATGCCAGTTACAGTGTAAACTTGCGCTACACTGTCGTTGGCCGTTACAGCAGTGGGGGTGAGACTAGCCGTAATCTTACTAATAAGGGAAAGCCAAGTACCACTTCCACTACCGCTGGCAACATATACTTGACCCGCAGTAGCTGTGGAAACGCCTTTAGGCTCGTGGCGCTCTCCGTCAGGAATATCTTTATGATTGATAGTTGCCATAGGTAGTAGGGGTAAAAGGGGCAGACATTGCTGCCTGCCCCAAACTCACTTAAACAGCGCGATAACCAATAACCAGCTTAACACGACCAGCAGCAGTCACCGTGGGCGAGGTGCCACCAAGGGTTACTTGGAGGTTACCAGCCGTGGTGGCCGTTAGCGGAGTAGCCGTAACGCTGAGGGTGTAAGTACCCAGTGCTTCAGCACTAGCTTCTGCCAGCGAACCAAAAATGGCAGCAGCAGCAGACGCAATGGCAGGAGCAGCAGGAACACCGGCACTAGACGTAGTAGAGCCAATTTGAATGGTCGGAGTTGTACCGCCAAGAACAAACACCTCACTCACTTCTGCGTGAGCATAGAGAGGAACTGCACCAACAGGAAGAAGGTGCGTCTCTTGGAATTGATAGACGCCCGCAGTGAACTTTTCACCGTCTAGAACGAGGACTAGCTCACGTTCATGGCCGGGTTGATCCACCACACCAACAGAGTCAAAGTCGGCATCATTCCGACCAAAACCCACCTTAAGACCATCAGGATTGGTCCAAACACTTGCACGAGTCATTCTATTCTCCTATTAGATGGTGCTGCGGCTGATGATGCCAACGATGCACTCAGGACGATAGAGCTTGAGGCCGAAGCGAGCGTTCATGACATACTCGTCACGACGCAAGTCTTTGTTACGCTCATACTCTACGCGAGGCATTTGACGATAGGCGCCAACGAAAGGCGTCTCATCACCACCGACAGACATAAAGATGTTTACCACAGGCGAAGCCGGGACGTTAATTGAGTTAATGGCCGATTCAGTCGTGGTAGGCAGATAGTTGCTGCAATAGATGTCAAAGCCAAAGATGGAACGGCTAAAGCGCATACCAGTCGTTGAGTTGACAAAGCCACCATTCACCATGCCGCCAAACTGAGGGTTGTTGACGAACGCTTGCGCGCCAACCAACTTGTTCAGTTCAAACTCTTGGCTAGGATCGATGATTGCAATTCGAGCACCCGTGGCATTAGCCTTGTCAAGCGCATACTTGGCTTGAGCAAAGTTGTCGAGGTTCAGCGTGGTGTTGCTGTTGCCCGAAGCCACGAAGCGGTGGGGCGCACCGTTAATGGAGTTGAGGTTGCTCAGAGTTTGTTGGTTCACCAGAGTGAGAACACTTGATTCCATGTTCTCTTCCAGGGCCCGACGCATCTTTTGCGGGAACATTGCGATGAGTTGATTCGCGTAGAAACTATCTTGCTTGGCACGATCAGTGATGAACGTAGCAGCTTCAACATAACGGTCAATCTGGAAAGTGAACTCACCAGTGTCCATCGTATCGTAGACAACCGGATCGTTTTCACTCGTTTCGCGCATAGGCAGTTCGCCGATGGACGGAATAGTGAATTGGTTGCCGTCAGGGAAACCGTTAAGCATCCGCAGATACTTAGTGCCCATGAGTTGGTCAAGCAGAACGTCCTTGAGTTGGGCGCTCCACAGTTCGGTACGAACCAGATGTTCGTTAACCTTTGCGTAGTTAAAACCAGACATTATTTAGCCTCCAAAATAGAGAGTAGGATTTTCAATAGCCATACGTTGCAGTTTGGTTTGAAACTCCAGCGACCAATATTCATCAGGCTTGTCTCGACGCAGCTTATTGGCCCACTCCTTCGTACCCGGAAGGTTATCCCGATTACTAGTAGGAACCACTGTGGTGGTGTTGACAGAACCTGTGGCGACAGTGCCGCCGTTTGGTTGTTCGCCAGATGGCGCAAACACAGCTACAAACTCTTGTGGAGATACGCTGGCAAGTTCCATGTAAACCTTCACCAGTTCAGGAGAGGCAGCTTTGCTTTTAAATACTTCAGCAGCTTTCTCACCAAACTTTTCCTTCATTAGCTTGTCTGCTTGAAGGAGGTTTTGTTCACGGGTTCGTGCAGTTTCTCTACCAGAGAGCGTTTGTTCTACAAGGGCAGCAACATCATCCTTAGTTAGTTGGCTGGTGTTGGCCGGGGTGTCTGCCGGCTTTTCTTCCTTTTTGTTCATTCGCTCCAGAACGTCGTCAATGGTACGTGATGCAGCTTCCTTCTCGCGCAGCTTTCGGTTTTCCTCTTTTAGCTGTTCAATGAAGGTGTCCGCATTCACGTAGGCTTTCGCCAACTCTTCAACGCTCTTGTACTTTTGCTTCTCGCCAACTAGGGCGGTTAGCAGACCCTGATCCTCTGTCTTGGCCGGGCTAGTAGCAGTGTTCTTGTCGGAACTACCACTACCAAAAATAGTGTCAACTGTCATGACTTTCCTTACTAGGGTTTAGCAGATTCAGGCAGCATGTCTAATACCTGTTTCCACGCTTGGTTTAGGCCCGCTTGATAGGCCAGCTTTGCATAATGATTAGGACAATCAAAATCATCCTTTTTCACATCTTCGTTTTGGGCAATGAACGACTCCAGTGTTTTGTACAGCGCTTCAAACACATATCCACTGTTGTCCCACGCCTTCTTAAACTCTTCCGGCGTACTGTCAGACGGCCGGTTGTTCAGTAGGAGCTTGTTCATCAATATTCATTTCAGTTTGTAAATCTTCCGCAGCAGTGTTCATTAGGCGCTGCGTCTCTTGTTGCTCAAACACCATTGCATTATCTTGCACGATGCGGTAGCGAGCCCAACCCAAATTCTCTTCCAGTGCTTTAGCAATAGCTTTACCGCTAATGTGCGCTGCCACTGTGGGCACAGCTTGTACGGCTGCAATGGTTTGACTCAATTCCTGTACAAACTTAGCTTGTTCAGCAAAATGGCGAGCGCCAACGGGGTAGAGCTTGCCTACCGCCATTAAATCTTCCTTCGTAATTTCAACATACATTTCTGCACCTGTCTCATCATCTTCATAGCGAATCCTCTCCACCGCTTGGAAGTTACGAACAGATTCAGCAAGCATGCCATTAAGAACAGGCTCAAGGATGTTTCTTTCTAGCCAACTTACTTTAGATTGGAAGATGCGGCCCGCTGCATTTTCCAGCGTTTGTACTTCGTATTTAGTCTTTTCGCCAGGAGTACGAATACCCATAGCTTGCTTGGGTGCTCCAGCCAATTCCTCCATGCGGTTCATTAGCTCCGCAATTTGCATGTCGGCGTTCAGTGCAGTGGCATCAGGACGCAGAAACTCAATGTCTCCCTCATCACCGCAAAAGGCAGTAGCTCCAGGCTCGTACTCAAACTCCTCCACCGTGTTACCCATTACCTTAATAACAGGATAGGCAATGAGGTCAAACACGTCAGCCTTAAGGTTTTCTAGGTGGTCAATGCGATATTGCATGCCAACCAATTGCTCTAGGGGCCCTTGTGCCCACAAATTATCATTACGAAGACGCCAGCCACAATGAAAAATGGGCTTACCACCAATCCAATTGTCATTCTCTTTACGACGAAGAATGAATTTGCGGTCAATGACGGTGATGAGTTGGTTACGCAGCACCTTCTTAGATTCAGAGTCGTAAATGTCGCCCCAATATTCCAGAAGCTCCACCATGTCGCTTTCAACATACTCGTCAAAGCTGCCAAAACCATCAATGGCTAAATTCACTTCCTTCTTAAACTCAGGGTCTTCCCTATATTGACCACGAAACTCCAGGGCTTTCGCCACTACTGCTTTGTCATACCCAAGTGCAGGCTTGGTTTCCAAGTCTGTCATTAGATCGCCCAAACTTTGAAGCATGCGGCGGACTAGTGGCGTACTCTCGAAGCTATCAGCCACTGGGTTAAACACTACGTCGTTGGGGTTGAGCCGATAGGCTTTAGGGCCTACATAGCGCACGTTAGAGCCCACTACATCACGCACGTAGTCGTAGGTAGCAAACACATTGCCAAAATCAATATAGTCGTAAATAAGTTGACTAACTAGAAGCTGAAAGTTAGACGCCTTCATCTTCTGTTTCATGTACGAAGTAATTGCGCGCCGCTTTTTAGCCAACTCTTCAGTTTTGTCTTCACTCTGCCAAAAAAACCAATCATCAGACGGAAACAACGCTGCCATGTAGTTAGCATGCAGGTTGTCTCGAATCTGTGTTAGCTTGGGCGTCACCGTAGAGTTCTTCCAGGGCAGCTTACTATTAGTAGTGGTTTTGGTGGACGTAGCAAACAAATATTGGCGCATTTCTTGCATTGAGTTGCGCCACTCAACTTTAGCTTGATTCCACTTAATCCACTTGTCCACAATAGTGTAGACAAGCGCATCTTCACTTACAGCCGATTGAATGTTGTTGTTCATCGGTAGGCTACTCCACCAAACTTACTGTTAAAACTCACAACATTGTCCTTTCGACCCCAACGAGTATTTCCAATTGTTGGCTTTGCAATTTCTACTGCGGCAGCAATGCAATCTTTAACGTCATCGTGTTCAGGGTTGTTCATTAGCAACTCCTCTTCCAGCACTTGACAGTTACCGCCTTGGTAGTGGTAGATTTGGTTGTTTTGATAGCGCGGTTCCAAAATGGAGGCAATGCGTTCTGCCTTATTCATTGTCTTTGGTGGAAAATACTCATCCACTGTGAACACAATGGACTGCCCTCGCATGTAGTCTTTAAACTGCTGTACGATGAGACGCTGTGCTGCTACAGCTTCACACCGCATTTTCTTAAACCGCCACTTACGAAATACAGCTTCTGCTCTATCGTACATTACAGAAATCTTGTTAGTCTTGAACCTATCAATGTCTAGAATGTAGTAGTTACTATCTTCGTCTACTCCAACTACACCAATAACCGTATAGTCACTAGTATTAGTAACGGAGTAAGCAAAGTCCATTGCTGCATACACAGATAGGAGTCTATCGCCCACATACCACGCACCGCTGATGTTTTCCACCTTACTGCGGTCATAGTAGTTAAACTTACTCTTATCAATAAGAGCTGTTTCTACAGCATTGGGGTTGTTGTAATATTGTGCGTAAAACTGTGTAACGTCTAGGTACTTAGCCTTCTTGCGGGCAAGTTCTTTTTCGTCAAAGCCAAATGTTTTACCATCGCTGCGGCGCTGCTTAGGCCACAGAAACTCACCAGTAGTTTCAACTACCTTTTCAAATACCTCGTACACAGCGTGTTCTACGTCGTCATCCGTTTCTTTGTCGTAGTAGATTTCCACCATTTCCATCATGTCGCGGTAGAGGTCCGCAGGATGGTAGCGAGTTCCTACACACCACTCTTTAGCGCCTGTACTTTCAATGGATGATAGTTGTGAGTAGAAAGCCCGCACACTCTCACGGCCAATTTCAGAATAGGCGTTGTCAGGCACTACTACGTCGTCTAGTACCGCAACAGTGCAGTGTAGGCCAGTTACGTTAGCTGTAATGCCCGCTGCTTTAATGGTGGCGTCCCGAATACCTTCGGCACGGCGTTTTGGGTGGTCAATGGAAATTTCGTCGTTGGTCCACTTTTCGCGTTTGTTTTCGTTAACATTCACCATGTCAGGCCACAAGTACATATAAATGTCACTTGTGAAAATATCTTTTACTGCCTTAAGCTGCTTTTCAGCCAGAAGGGCAGTGGCACTTACGTACAACACCGTAGCATCTGGATTTTTAGTAATGTGGTGTGCAACTCGGTAGGCAATCATTGCACTTTTTTGGTGGTCACGAGGAAGAAGAACAAGTTGGTTGTCCTTAGCATCTGGACGTTGCCACCAACGACACAACTCGCTATGCACAGCACCAAGCACACGATGGGGTGCAACAACCTTGATGAATGTCTCTAGGTCTGCTTCACACGCCTCTCGTAGTGCTTGCCTATCTGCTGCACTGAGTTTTGCCATTAACCACTACCCTTCATACGGTTACCGCTAGTTTTACTTACACTGCGGTTAGTTGATCTACTTTGAACACGAAGATTTGACCTACCATTTGAACCACCACGCTTTAGTGGCTTTTTGTGGTCTACATCCTTGCCGTCGTGTGGCTTTACTTTACCTTCAGCTTCCAACTTTCTACGAGCACGCTTGCGCTCTGCATTGTTTTCCATTTGTTCAGGACGGCTATGGTATTTAGCACGTTCTTTCTTGTAGTCGCGTTTTCCATTCGTCATATAGGGCATGTTATTCCTTAAAACAATACTAGTAATTCACCATTAGCACGCAAAGCTACGCGCGGCGCAATGCGTCTACCTAAAACATCTGGAATAATGTTAACGCCTTCAAACGTACCTTCAACAAGAAAACTATCCAACACTAAGTTTCCGCCTAAACCCAACCCAATTGTAATTGTAATTGTGGCAGTGCCGTAAAGAATGCCGTTTTTATACCCTGCATACGTAAACGTGTGTACACCATCGGGACCGCTATATTCAAAACTACTGTCTTCGTAAACAAACAGTGAGCCTAGAGTGGGAGTTGTTAAAAGAACAACACGAAACTCATCAGCAGCCTCCCCAGGCAATGTAATATCCTCATATTGAAGTGCTGCTCCTGCTACTCCAAAATCTGGAATTTCATCACCACGAACACCAAGTCCACCAAACCCATAGTGATATCCCCCAGGTGTTTTTGTTCCACCATAAGAATAACTCATTACAGTCATGCTGCAACTACCCTTTGGGCTCCGGCAATAGTGCCATCTGCGTTGTAAGTCACCATAATGTACGCAACACCACTAACTAAAGATGCGTTTTCAACAGTGAGTACAGCATCCCCTGCTGTTGTTTGGTTTGTAAGTGACAACGCTGTGGTGCGGTCTAGTCGTAAAAACACAACATTAGGAACAGTGGTTCCAGGTAGCAGCGTGCCGGTCCAGTTCTTGAACGGCGGCGTGTCAACGCGACCCGGCAGTAGGCCCAGCGTGCCAGATAGGACGAAGTTGTCAAGCGTAAGCGTACCAAGCAAGCTGGACGCAGGAGCGCTGGCAAAGCCCCCCGTAAAGGGGAAGTCGTCGAGGGTGAAGGAGCCGGTGGGGCCGCCGCCAATCGCTGCCGCGTCGAAGTTGTCGAGCGAGCCCGAGTCGGCCACGCCCGTTTCGCGCATGTCGAACAGGTACACACCCGCCCTGCCCGCTGCTGTGATGGCGGTGTCGGTTACCGGGCCGATGACGGTCGTGTCGTTGAGCTTGACGCTGATGCTCGACCCGTCCATGACCAATTCGAGCTTGGCCGCCGTGCTTGTTGCCGTGTAGGTGTAGCTGCTGCCGAGTTGCGTCTGAGTGCCGGCGACAACCTTGAATAGACGCACGTTTGTCGCATCGTGGCTGTAAAGCGCAAAGTAGAACGTCTCAGCACCAGACGCCATTCGACCAGCCACGCCCATGCGCGGGCCGCTGCCGGTGCTGCCGCTCAGTTTGGCAATGTCGGCCCACACCGAGTAATTCGCGCTGGGCGGCGTGGCTGCGTACTGATAGCAGGCAGGACCGACGCCGCCGTTCTGAATGGCATAAGTGCCGCCAGCACCAAGAATGCCGTCTTGCGTATAGCCGGTTTGCTTGCTGAAACTGGCGTCAAACGCAGCCAACTCAGTGAACTGCGTCCCAGTGAACGTGACCGCGCCTGTGCCGAAGAGTGCCATGCTTACCCCGCCGCCTGCACCGAGGTGCTGTAGTTCTCGAACGTCGTGTAGGTGCCCTGCCACCAAAGCACACTTACCCGGCCGTCACTGTTGTTCACGCCGATGGGGCGGGCCTTCAGGGGGCTCCCAGCGGTGCCGCCAGTGGTTAGCGCCCGAACCGACGCCCATGTGGCGCCGTTGTCGCTGGTGCTCCACTCTTGCACTTGGCGCACGCCGCTGATGGGTGCTGACAGGAAGATGCGCGTTACGTCGGTGCGCTTGAACCGCAGGCCGCCGTGATAAAACGGCTCCCCGAGATACAGACCTGCGCCGTCGTCGGTGATCTTGTGCGCCACCCACGCGGAGCCGGTCCAGCGGCTGTGCCAGTATTCGATCAGGCTGCCGTCATTGCCGGGGTACTTCATCCAAAGAATGCGCGGGTGCCCGTCGCTGCCCGTCTGAATGTCAGACACCCAGCGCTTCACGTCGCCGCCGTCATCTACTCGCGTCGTGGCGCTGATGGCGAACGGCAGGCCGCTGATGGTCGTGCCGTCGCTGGTCTTCCACACCAGCGCGCCCGCGGTCATCTCGGCGTAGAAGTGCCGGATGGTCAGGAACGTCGATTCATTTGGCTGAGCGTTGGACGCTGCACAGTGCAGCTTGTTCCCGTCCTGCCACATGACCACATAGGGCCGCTGGCCGGTTTCTAGCAGGACATCGGTGTAAGCGCTGAACGGGTCACTTGTGCCGGTGAGCGTGTTGGTCGTGCGGTACGCCATCGTCCGCGTCGTGCCGCCGCCGTCCGTCCAGCGGCGGTGGAACAGCCACACGCGACCGCTTACCGTGTCGCCGGGGAAGATGAACGGCTTGGGGTAGCTGTACGGGCCGCCACCAAGGCCGCGCGCCGCCTGCGTTGTCCACGATCCCGACGAGGTGAACGACCCGGAGCCGTTCCAGATTCGGTACTTGAATTCTGTGTCGTTGTGCGAGCCGTAAAAAAACACCACCGAGCCGTCAGGCCGCGCCAATACCGAGCCGTTGTTGTGGTCGTCAATCTCCAGCACGCCCGACAGGTCGAATGTCTGCGTGGTCTGGTCGTTGAGGTTGATGCGATGCGCGCGGCAGCGGCCGTCGCTGCTCACGGTGCCGAGATATATGTAGTCCCCAACCTGCACGGCCTCAGGCATGGTGAACCACGTCCAGATGCCGTCGGTCGTGACGGTGAACTCGGCGAGCGGACCCGGCGGAGGAGGCGGCGGCGCTACGCTTGCGAACGCGCCGCCCAACACGAAGGGGTCAAGCACCATCGTGCCGAACGGCCCGGGGCGCCAACGTCCCCCATAAACAATGTCCCCGGACAGTGCTCCGTAGGTTTTGTTCCTTGCAGTTGCCACTTATGCGTTACCAGCAGTTGTTACAAGTGAGGATAGAGTGATGTTTTGACCCGTAGCAATTGAGCCTGTAAAGGTCCAACTACCGCCTGTAAGGTCAGTGCGAAACAACACAGTGTCACCTGACGTAGTGAGGTCTACGAATGTGGGAGTGCCGCTAACGTGTGAGCCATTGCTTTGTGTAGCGCCAGCTTCGTCCCAGTCAATTGCACCGCTACTGGTAGTACCAATGGTTGTACTCAGTGTTACAGTGCCCAACAGAGTAGTGCCACCACCAACAGCGGCTACACCGGAAGGACGTGTTCCACTATAGAACTTTAGTTTTGCTCCTGCGCCTGCGGCAGTGACTAGTGCGCCTACAATGGAAGTGCGGAGAGAAGTAGAAAAATTTGTAGCCATGTTAGTTTCCTAGCAAACGAGTTAGAAAGTTCTTTTTGGGTTTGTTGAATGAAACAGCTTTGGTTAGGCACTCTAGGCAAATAGGAACTTCCTTCTCGCCAAACAATACGTTTGTATCCTCTCGTGCCCCGCACTCAACACACACTGGAATAGGCGCCCAGCCCCTACCGCCATAAGCCTTTGAAACTTCCTCATCAGTACAGACAGAGAGGTCTTCATTCTCACGAACTAAAGCCTGAAAAGCGTGGACACGCGCCACATCAACGTCGTTACGGGCGTGTGTAAACGACGCCCAATATTCTATAGTTTGAAGACGTAACTCAGCAGTGCTATATTGTTTCATGACGTAATTCCAGTAATTCTATTAGCAGGATCTACGGCAACAAACACTACAGTGCCATCTGTCCCTGCTACTGTGATGAGGCCACTTGAGTAGTTTGCAGTGTAGCTGATTCCGTCAATAGTCCACGCAACTGCGCGGTTACTAGCGTCATACGTTACACCAGAAAGATTGCCGGGAGATTTTAAGTAGACTTGCTGTTGTGGTGTTAGCCGCAGTTCGCCATCAATGGCGCGTTCATCGAGTTGTGTTACGTTTACTGCTGTGCGTCGGCCGCCACCTACTACTAACCCGTCAGCATTAACCCACGTTGTACCTCTACTCATTTGCTGCCTTACTAATAAGGGACAATACTGGAGCTAACTTACTCTCAACGTGTGAATTGTCTTCTTCAACTTCTTGTTTAGATGGTCTACCGACCCGTTTCTTTTCTGGCAGTTCACCCAAATAACCCTTGTCTGCCAGCCACTTTGCTGCGGCTGTGCCACCTGGGGCCCGCGCGTGTGACTGCATTGCGGAAATAGCTTCTGAACGAAGCAACACTGCCAACTCCTCTTGCCACTTCTCTACATAGGGTTTAATGTACGGATGATTACGAATTTCTTGCCAGTGTTCCCAATCCCCCACAATAGACATTGCAGCTTTATACTCACTTGGGTCTTTAGCTGCCAAAAACATTTCTTTTACGATAGGGAGGGAGTAGACAGGTTTGAACTTAACATCGACTCGGGCCCACTCTTTAAAGAGTCCAACTGTGATGTTTTTACCGTTTTTGTCTTGGTAGCGGGATCGGTCCATATTTTGTTAAACAAATATTCGTGTAGGTAGCAAAATGTTTCGTGATTGTCTGGTGTAAGGAGCACACCAGCACTGTCTAAAACATAAAACGTCGTGTGTGAAACTTCGTGAATGAGGGTAGAAACTTCACCGTCAAACCATCCGATTACTACAATGTGGCTACCGTCTACTTTATTTTGAAAAGCCTGCGCAACACCTACGGCTGGACTTGAAGCACAAACTTCACCTAAATATGTAAGTGCTGCTTTATGCTTCTCTCGGTTGGTGTATACGTACACTCTACTACTAAAAATCCCCGTGTCACTCTCTTTATGCGGCTTAGGCCATTTTACGGCTTGAAGAACGGTAGATGGCTGACTATCCATGTAATTGCACTTGAGAAGACACCAACTAACGTCATGCCTGCCCAAATACCCCCTTTACTTTTGTTTGCAAGTTCAAGGAGAGTTTTCATGTCTCCTTTTAGCTCTGTCACATCTTTGTCAAGCTGTTCAATGCGTGCCTGCATTTTACCAAACAAAATTTCGTCCATTACGCCCCCACAATACCGGCGTTAATGAGAGCTGTACGCAGGTTATTTGCCAGCGTCTGCGTGGTGGCTGCGTCAGTTGCGGCTGCGCCCACCGTGGCACGGGTCCACGAGTTCCACGCGGTGCCGTATTCAGTGCCGATGGTGTAGCCGGTGAACGTGTTTCCTGCGGTTGTGCCGCCCATTGCAGTTGCACCATGTACCGCACGCTTTGTAGTGATGGCTGCGTCAGCCTGAAAGGTGTTGCCTGCCAGAGCAAGGGCCGTCGATGCTTGGTCGAAGTAGATGCCGCAGTAAACGTCCGTCGCGCTCTTGTTCGTGGAGGTCATCCAGAACAAGTTGCCAACAATGGCTGAAATGGCATATACTGGCCCACCGTGCGTGCGAATACGCAGACTTGCAATGATGGAGGAGGTGTTTGGACTGGATCGCGCAGCAAGTTCAAAGTGACAACCGACGACTTGCGAAATAGCAAATCCAGTGAGGTCCGCATCACCTCCAGCATACCCTGAGTAAAAGCGGCACTCATTCAAAACTGAACCAGCAAATCGCTCGCTGATGAGTTGTGCATGGGAGGCTCCACCGTTGCTGTCGAAGATGCAGCCGGTCAGGATTTGATCCGCAAGGATTGCTCCTGTAGTGCTTGCCTTACCAAACCACCCGCCTTGCGCGTTGTTAAAAAAGCGGCAGTTCTCCCAACGGTTGTCAGCAACACTGTTTCCAATGTTTGTACCGTTTTTGGTTTGGGCGCTAATTTGAACACCGCGACTAGCCGCGTTCTGAAAACGCACGCGGGAGAAGGTACTCCAGTAGGTTTGTCCGACGTAGCAAGACCCACTTGTGTTGTTCGCCCGGTTGCCGTCTAGCGTCAGGTCAGCCATAAGAAACGGGTCTTGGCTAAACGCAGTGTTATTTTCCCAGCGGTCATCAACCACCAAGTTATCGTTGAGGCCGTTGGCCGTAATCAGCGTAGTGGCCGTCTCACCTACTCCCAAAATACCGACACTTCCGCGCCGAATAATTTTATTAGAGTAGATGACACCACCGGGCAGTGTAATAGAGGAGTTTGAACCAGCAGAGGCGAGCGAATCAATCGCCGCTTGAATGGTGGCCGCGTTAGCAGCAGCCGCTGAGTTAGAGCCAGTGACAATGCCTGGGACAAAGTTGAGTTGCGCAAGTTTGCGCACATTATTTAGTGCTGTGCTCATATTGCTCTCAGTTTGAAACTCGCAGCACTCTAAACCCAGTGCCTCCGCTGTCTGCGTTGCCTTCGGTAACGAGTTTATTTCCGATTTTTACAGGGGCACCATTGCCTACATTCACTGCGCCTGAACCTGCTGCCCTCACCATACGGAGGTCACCCGTTCCTGAATCAATGGATACACCCCATACGTTCACTCCATCGTCAAGAACAGCGTGATTAGAGGAAGTGCTGTAAACACGGACTGCTTCCGTGCCTAAACGATTGCGTGCATTAATGGCGTTGCCGGCTGTGTCAGCAATCGGCACCTTTGTATGCGCGGTGCCGTAAAGCACCCCGTTAGCGCCCATCACCGGGACCACACATCCTGTGCCAAGAGTCGGAAACGGAGTGCTGTTTTCAAAGTCCAGCATGTGAATGTGGCCGTTGCTCGGAACGGTCACCCCAGGTGTGTCAGTCCCTTCAAAAACCATTGGGCTGTCGCCACTCACGAGGTGGAAGCGGTTGCCACGCGAATATGGTAGAACAATGTTGGACGTGCCGCGATGGATTGCAGCCTTACCAGTGCCACCCCCGGCGTAGGTTAACAGCCAAATGTCATTATTGTCACTACTGGCAAAGTCAACCCCATTGCCATTAAAGTGTTGAATAACATAGCGTAAGTCACACAAACTCACGTTGGCATTAGTGCTGCCACCGTGGTAAACAGCGTCAATGTTTGCTGCGGCGCCAAACCTCTGGCGGATGTACAGGCGTTGTACGCCGTGTTGTACATCACAAGCCTCACCTAAGTCTACTCCCGTCACGCCACACTTAAACACCATAGGAATCCCTGCGAAGTCTAACATAGTTAGCTCGTGGGTGAACTCCGAAACAGTGTCACATTCCAATGCACAAGTGCCTACGTTGTTGCCTGACATAGTGATGCCGACAAAACCGCCGCCAGTGTTTTTTTGTGCCAATGGGCCGCCATAAGGTGTGCGGTGTTTGGCTAGAACGATTGGTGCTAGTGTATACCACAAAGTGCCTCCAGTATCGGGAGGCTCGTCGTGGAACGTGTTCGTGCCGGCGCCGCGGATTAGCACGCGGGCTCGGTTGTTGTCCACCGTTGTGGCAATGAGGGCTGCTCCTGCTGGTACATCAATGATGCCCCCACCAGCATCGCCGACAATTTGAATCAACGCATTCATCACCGGCCCCATGTCAGTGCCGTCTGTTTTGTAGCCGTAGTCTTTTGCGTTGTAAACGTCTGCCAGCTTAGATTGCACACTGCGGGCAACACCGCCAGCACCAGATGCAGTGTAAAAAATATCCCCTGCTGTTGGAATGGAAGTAAACGCCCTGGTGTGTACACGCACTTGTACTTGGTCGCTTAGAGCTAAGGCTGGAAAACTAAGGGTTGTACCTGTAACACTGATGGAACTGGTGCGCAGCACAATGCCATTTACTTCCACCGTAACTGCTGACGCAATGGGAGTGTAGGGGGAAATAGAAAAGGAGGTTTGACCAGCAGTGGCTGTGAATTCAAACGTCACCACTGAAGCTGGAATGGTTACCACTGAAGAGGGGATTACTTCTACACCACCCAGTGTGAGGGTGGAAACCTCCAGAGAAGCAGCATTAAGGATGGCCTTGCCATTCATGTCAAAATCTGCTTCCATGAAATTTGGCCCATCACCATCACGGCTTAGGGTGTTGTTGAACGCCTGTTCAATGGCGTCAAAGTTGTCATTCAGCGCATCTACGCTGCCATAACGACTTCCAATGGAATTTAATGTGAGCTTTGACATGGGTGTTTGTTGTTGGTTGCAGTGCCTTGGAGTTGAACCAAGTGTCTCTGGCTTATGAGGCCAGCGGATTACCGTCTTCCTCGCCTGCTGAGAGGTTAGAGTAGTGTGAATAGAAAAAGTTCCGTTGTTTAGAAAATAATTTTACATAAAGTTATACAGTTTAAGCCGACGCGTTTAAACGAGTTTTAAGGGCAGGACAAGCCTGTGAAGCTACCTGGGTAGCGACCCGCCTTTAAAAACGCCTTCTAGGGGCTTTAAAACGTCTTTACGGGATATTCAGCGGAGGGTGGGTGGGTACACCTTGAGGCTGTGAAGCCAAGAAGTTAGTAAAAGAGTCTAGGTGTACGAATTTCTGTGAGGGATTTTTAAGGGTTAGTGCAAACAAATACCTTACCCCCTGCCCCCTGGGGTGGGGTGGGTGCCTTAGTTGCAAATGAGAATGAGTCGCATTCAGCCAATATGTATATCTGAGATAGGGAATACCCTTATTAGTATACTATAGTATATATATATGTTATAACATCTGTTAATATACATATAACTACCCCCAGCTATATATTGTATATGTATATATATAACTATATGTATGTATATGAATAGTTTATCAATTGATAAAGGGATGTATGCGGCCGAGCCGTTGTTATTGGTAATGCAAATCATTCTCACTTGTGTTCAGCTACGCTGCAAGATACGTGCCAACTAAACGAGAATCATTCTCAGATACGCACTAGGGGACGTATGCACCAACATGGCGCAGGCTCACCGAGGGGCCTAGAAGGGCCGTAGCGCCGTTTTTCATGGTCAAGCTACCCTTACTCTAGAAGAAAGTTTTCCCGGCCACTATGAACTATTCACAAGTTATCAACAGCTCCCTCCATAGGTAAAACTGAAGTTATCCACAAAGTGTCCACATCCTGTGGACAACACATTTTGTTACAAAGACGGGTATTCCCTAGTTGACACACACTGTGTAGGGTCATTAGTGAGTGTCTGCTAACATAGTATACGGGTTTCCACCTATGGACATGGTCTGTGTCGCCCTGGTAATCGCATGCACGCACGCATTACGCGCGGTCTAGACAATCGCGCGTCGCGCCTGCATAAGTGAGTGAGTGCTCACTATTTTTGACTTCACGTTTCTTTACAATGGTGTAAGGCTCATGTAAGGATTGAAGACCATAGTTCATCCCATGCCGCAGCGCTTCGCTACGGCAGGCCAAGGGAAACCAAGGCGCTGCTTTAACAAGTAACCCCGCGCTTTACTCAGGTATTCATACCGTGTAGAGTTCGGGACATCAGCAGGGGATGCACCCGCTAGCGGATCAGGGCTCCAAAGTGAGCGAGTATCTAGGCTAGGCGTGCAGACGGACGGTTCACTGTTTAGGGTTTACCCTACTGCCGCTCTTTAACAATTTGCAGTCGGTTCGATTCCGACGGGTCGCATGGGGGTTCGATTCCCCGATATCTGGTGCCTGTAGAGGGCACGCAGGCAAACATGCTTGGCCCTACAAAGCCCACATGATTCATGGATGGCGGAATGGTCAGAGTCTCAAAGTAGACGCGCACCATTACCAATAACGTGACGACGTGAGAGAGTGTAGGGATGGCGTGAGAATTTGCAGCGTAAACACTGGGTTGCCTTGGCGGATGCGATGGCCCTGAAACTAATGGGTCACGAGTGTGCAATAGCAACACTCATATAGGAATGGGCAGGAAAACACTCTGCCCTGGTTTCCTATTTAATGCGCACATTGTGTGCGTATTAGCCTAGGAACATCATGAAACTGACTCTTGTTTCCCTCACATACAGAGGGCGGAGATATTCGTTTTTCTGTATGCTGCCGGTCAACCCTGACGGCAGCGTGTCGGCCGATTACGAAAAGCTGGCCGCACTCATCGGCGTCTATCCACACACTACGTACACCCTTTCCTGAAAGGTACACCATGCAACAATCCGGCTATTCCACCCTGAATTGGAATCCAGGCGATGTGAGTCGTCCGACACGCAAGGGTTACCGTCGTCCCGTCGGGTTTGCTATCCCGGTGGTTTTCAAGCCTGCGACAAAGCCCGCCACGAAGGTTGGTACTGTTCGCATCATCAAAGGAAAGTGACATGACACGCAAAGATTATGAAGTTCTGGCGCAAGCGTTGAAAAATGCCGCGCCAATGGGGTGCCAATCGGAAGATGCCCATGACACATGGGCACGCACTGTTGCCGCAGTGGCAAAGGCACTGCAACAGGACAATCCTCGCTTTGACGTCGCAAAGTTCTGCGCTGCAATTCTTTGAGGGCCTAACCTAAGACAATGTTCCGCGAGTCGGGGCATTCCCGTGGGTTATGTTTTCACGGCCGAGAGGCCCGAAGTTTTGGATAACACGTTAAACGGTGCAAAACTTGTTCTTTCCATACCGCCGCGATTATTGATAATCGCATCTACTTAGGAACTACCATGTACGCCATCAATGCCCTGCGCCAATCTGTTGCCGATGCCCTTGCCGCTAAGGTTGCAGGTACTGCCGCTAAGACAAACCTTTGGGCGAACTACGTTCGTGCCACGATGTACGAGGATGCGCCGCGTGACGAGAACACGTTTGACGCCCGACATGCGAAGGTCTGTGCCGAATTGGAAGCCGTCCGACCGATGACGAAGGATGAGAAAAACTCCCTTGCCAGTGCCAAGTGCATCGTCAAGAAAGCCGTGATGAACTCCATTGATGTGTGGCAACGCGATGACAGTGGTAACATTGTCTTGGAAGGTAGCGACCCGATGCCGCGTGGCAAGAGTGATTTGCAGAACGCGAAGAGTGACTTCGACCGGGTTACCGACTCCATCGAAGCCCTCATCAAGCTGATGGGCAAGGACACCCGCGAACCCTTCAGCGATGAACAACTCGAAACCATCGCATCCCGCCTGCTTGTTGTGGCCGCGAACGTGGGCACCGAGCGCGAAGCACTCAAGGCGCGGGCTGCTGAAGAGGCGACGTTCTAAGGAAAATCATGCGTAAAATCAGTGCTATCGTCTTTGACGCGGTGTTTTTCTCATTTGTTTATTGGGCAGTCTACGGCGCAACCTCATCCGCATTTCTGGGTGTGTTGGGCATTTTATTTGCAGGTTGTTACAGTGTGTGGTGTTTCTATGATGGCAAGACCCGCTGACATGGAATTACTAGTAACCCTGGTGGTTTGTTTCGCCCCCATCCTGGCGATGGGTTTGTTCATTTTGTTGGAGGATTGAATGACACCCGCTGCTGAAGCCCTTACCACCATTGAAGAAGAGGCTGAGTGTGGCCTGGATGACTGGTTTGACGAGGACGCTGCTGACGCTGAACTGCAACGCATCATGTCCATGTACAGTGACATTCTGGAAGGAGAGAACGAGTGGAACAACATGGTGACCCTCTAATCATCCCTATCTTTTGGGAAGATACACGCCCTGCACGGGACTGGTTCCTAGTGCAGTGGGTATTGGTTGAACGTTATTTGAAAGGTAATCTGTGACAACATACCTAGATACCATCCACTTTGACGCCTACGTTCACGCTTGCGCTGCGCGATGTGGCGTCAAGGTGCAGTGGGACGAAGCAGGGTCTGTGCCGCGTACCGATGGCAAAACTCTACACCTTCCACACATTACCAGTAAGGACACGCCCGACTACCTGACGAACCTGCGCTACTTCGTCAAGCACGAGACGAGTCACGTCGTCCACACCCAGTTTGACTGGTGGCACGAACAAGGGTGCCAAGGGTTGCTGCACTACATCTGCAACCTTCTGGAAGACAACCGCATCGACTACCTGAACGACAGCGAGTTTGCTGGCGATGTTCGGTTATCCAATGAGTTTGCTGGTGTCTACCTGAAGAAGCTGCAAAGCCTCACTGGAGCTGCCAGCGAAGACCAAAAGCTGCTGGCTCCGTTGTTTGCATGGGAGAGTGAGCACCGCGCCTGGATCGGCGAGTGGACCAACACTGGTAAGTTCAGCCGCGATATGTTGGACCTTATTGGTAAGGAACGCTATAAAAAGCTGATGGCAGGCAACTATGGCACTCGCCTGGAAGCTCTGCGCACCAGTGACAATGGCGCCACTGACGATTTGCTGGCATTGGCTAAGGACATCCTTACTGACATTTACGGCGAAGATGCTGCGAAATATCAGCAGAAGCCTGGAGATAAAGGAGGAAAAGGCAAAGGCAAGGGCACTGACAAGGGAGAGGGTAAGGGCGAAGGCGAAGGAGACAGTGAAGGCAAAGACGGCGAAGCTGAAGGCACTGACAGTAAGGATCGACTCATCACTGTTGATGCTTTGGCTAAGGAAATGGGTGCCGATCACTTCAAGCCCTCCCGCACTGGCATTCATTGGAAGCACGATGTGGGCCGAGGCTCCTACTCTGTCCCTGCTGCCCGCGATTACAAGGTGTTTCGCTGGCCGCTGAAGGGCAGTGTCCCGGGTGGTGGTGGCATTGGCTACTTCAACACTGGCCGGGTTAACTCCGTCATTGACGATAACGCAAAGCCTCTGTCCAACAAGCTGCGCATCAAGCTGCAAGTACGTAGCAAAGGAAGGTATGAATATGGTACAAAATCTGGTAAGCTGCACACTGGTTCTCTTCACCGATTGGTGTCTGCGAGAGGCACTGAGGCAGAATCCCGCGTATTTCGTCGCCATGTCACGAGCGACACCCTGGACACGGCGGTAAGTTTACTAGTAGACTGTTCAGGGTCTATGTCGGGCAGTAAGTTTGAAACTGCGTGTGCATCTGCTGCTGCACTGGCCCTCGCCCTCAAGCCACTGCACATTTCCTACAATGTGCTGGGTTTCACCAACGATTGTGAAAGGAACGAAGACCCCATTGTGTGGGTGTTCAATGATTGGCAAGAGAATGTGACACAATCCGAGCTTGTCAAGCGGTTTGGCGTTGCCTCTAGTGCGCTGTGGAACAACAGCGACGGCGACGCTGTGGCTTGGGCGCACAACTACCTTGTTCCCCGAAAGGAGAAGCGTAAAATCCTCATCGTGCTCAGTGATGGTTCCCCTGCGGGCCGCTCGTGGGCAGGCGACATTTCCTCGTACACCAAGAAAGTGACTACCTCCATTGAAGACAAGAAACTAGTTGAACTCTACGGCATTGGCATTATGGACACCAACGTTAAGAGGTACTACAAGAACAACGTAGTTATTCACGACACTAATGCCCTAGCCCCTGCAATTCTGTCCATTATTGATAAGGCGCTATGAAAACTAAGCCCTGGGAAACGGGCTATAGTGCCTCCATCAAACACTCTGTCCGTACTAAATCATTCTCTTCATCAGGAACCACTATGACCACCGACGTTTCGAGCGAACTCATCAAGAACCTCAAGGCCCAACTGAACAAGGGCTCGGCTGCTTCTATTCCTGCTGCTCCTGTCGCAGAGCCGATCCTTGAAGTTAAGAAGGTGTTTGTTATTGGTAAGGACGAAGTTCCTTTTTCCAAGGTGTTTGGCTACACTCCGAAGTTTGGCGACTTTGGTGTGAAGGTGTTGTCTGGCCTGTCCCCTGACGTGCAGCGCATGGTGCCGTCTGTTGACCCCGACTACGTGGTGCAGAAGGAAGAAGCTGCTGTGCTGGTTGCTGGCATCATGGACGGCGATAAGTCCCTCATCACCGGCCCAACTGGTAGCGGTAAGAGTTCGCTGGTGAAGTATGTGTGCGCCAAGCTGAACTGGCCCTTCATCCGCATCAACATGAGTGGTGATGTGGAGAGTTCGGCACTGTTCGGCACTCTTGTGGTGGAAGGTGGCGCTACCATCTGGCGCGACGGTGCCATCACCGAGGCTTGCAAGAGTGGTGCTGTGTGCCTTGTTGACGAGTGGGAACTGATGCCTGCTGAGATTGCAATGGGTATGCAGAACCTGTTGGAAGATGGCGGCTATCTCTACCTGAAGGAGAAGCCGGGTACGTCCGAGGAACGGACTGTGACGCCTGCTGACAATTTCCGGCTGGTGTTCGCCGGTAACACGGTGGGCCAGGGCGATACGAGTGGTGCATTCACTGGCGTAGGTGTCCAGAACACGGCCACCATTGACCGCTTCACTTCCACTGTGCATCTGACCTATCTTGATGCCAAGCACGAGATTGCCATCATTACTGGTAAGACTGGCGCTCCCAAGGAAGTTGCTGCCAACATGGTGAAGCTCGCTACGATGGTGCGGAATGCCTACAACAGCGGCAAGCTGGGCCTCACCATGAGTCCGCGTACCCTCATCAACTGGGGTCGCAAGATGCAGCGCTATGGCATCCAAGACGGCTTTAGCGTTGCCTTTGTTCAGAAGCTGAACGAGGATGACAAGGTTAGCGTCATGGAGTTCTACAAGAAGGTGTTTTAATACGGATGGTGGGGCTTCGGCCCCTATCTTTACCTTTCACTGAAGAGGAACACATGATTATTGGTATTGACTCTCTCGGGCACTTGTGGATTGAAGTGCATTCGGACGTTGGGAACAATGTTTCAATGACTACGCGAGGGGCGCATTCTACTGGTATTCGTCGATCTGGTCTGCCTGCAAGCGAATACGTGACCTTCTCCATTGACCACACTGATCTCATCAAAGCCTTGGTGGCTATGCGGGATGGGCAGGAAGAACCTGCCTGGATGGGTGTCTACCGCACGGGCCTTGGGCTGAAAGAGAGTAAGGACGCTGTGGAAGAGCTGTGCGCAGCGGAAGGTCTGTGACGTAACATGAGCAAGCGGCCCACCATCACTGCTGTGTGTTATGACAAGAGGGGCCGCATTCTCTCTGTTGGACAAAACTCCTACACTAAGACCCACCCGCTTATGTCTAAAGCGGCGAAGGCTGTAGGGCAACCCTCCCGCATATTCTTGCACGCTGAAGTTGCCGCGTTGCTAAAATGCGACTGGTCTAAAGTGGACTCCATGTTTGTCTCCCGATATAATGGTGAAGGCAAACCAATGAATGCAAAACCATGCCTATGTTGTCAGCATGTGCTGAAACTGGCCTCTATTAGTAAAGTGAGACACACATGACACACATTGTTAAACAAGGTGACGTGTTTAAGTCAACAACTGTGCTCGGCACGCAGCCTTATATTTTTGCACGAATGAGCTTAGAGCACAGTACTCTAATGAGTCTATCTGGAAACAGGTATACGGATGACAATTTAGAATATTGTTTACAACAACCTATTGAGGTGTTGAATAAGGCTACAAACCAAATCTGGGAGTTTGTAGGGAGATTTGACAATGAGTGACTATTACAAAACTGGTGACATTACACTTAGTGACTCCGGGTATCTGCGCATCTATATCCGGGAAGATGACACGCAATGTGGTTTCTTCTTAAAATTAGAAGGCAAACAATCACACTTTTTCAAACATGTCTCAGACTTAGCTCTAAAGAAAAGTACATTAGAGCCTGTAATAACTACCCTTGACGACGTAATGGAAGCAATTAGGGCCGCTTATGGAAAAGAAATTCGGTAAGGATGCCAGGGTAGAGTTAGAAGCTAATGGTGTAGATTGGACTTCGTTGCCTGTAGGCAATGAAGAGAAGTACAACCACGCCACATGCCCTGCCGGTGTAGATAGGAAGCGGCGCCTCTACGTTATCAATAAGGGAGGTGCCTACCTATACAAGTGCTTCAACTGCGGTGGTAGTGGTCACTTTAGGAACAGTGAGCATTGGTCACCTATAACAACACGTCCTCCAGATACGCTGGAAGGCGGCTTTGACAAGATGTTTCGTTCCACTAAACACCTACCTGAAGAAGCCACGTTATGGCTGCTGCACTACGAAATTGACCCTGACGAGTTTCCAGCAGTGTTTGGTGCTTCAGGCGGCCATCTACAAATTGCTGTGTATAATGGTGACGCACTGCGTGGATTTCAACGGCGCTACTTTAATGGCACCGTAAAATACTCGACACGAGTTAGGCCCTATACATACTACCACTACCTTATTGGTAAGGAACACCCCGATGTTGTGTTTGTTGTAGAGGATTTGCTGTCCTCCTACAAGATTTGGAGTTTGGGCTATAGTGTGGTGGCACTACTTGGAACTTCCCTCAAGGGTGCGTGGCCTGCTGAACTAACTAACCCTAAGCAAGTGGTGGTGTGGCTTGACAACGACACAGCGGGGCATGTAGGTGCAGCTAAGTTCATCAAGGAAATGACTGCGTTGTTCCCGCACAAACTAAACGCTGTATTTGACAGACAACCTAAAGAGGTTCCTTACGTGGAACTTACATCACTTTGTGAGGCATTCAATGGTTAAACTAGGCGACATTGTAAGGTGGAAAGTTAGTACATCGTCGTACTTAGTTGTATTCGACGCTGCCACCGGGGAATTCAAACTACTTTCCCTAGATGCCGACGATGGGCGTGCTCTCACGGTGTATGCAGATAGCTCTCTACACGCTTTAGAAAATGGCAGTGCCACCATTATTGGTAACTACTTCTACATTCCAGACAAATGACTACACCTACAACCCTAGCACTTGGTCAAGTGTGGCAAGACACCATTGGTGACTTGCACCTCATCCACCGCTCACCTACAGGTAAGAATCTACGCGCTCTGCGTCTACGCAATATGTGCGCTAACGAGGTGTTCGGTATACCTGCGACATGGCGTTTTGTTTGCGTACTAGATGGCAGTAAACTCCTCTATTCACCGGAGACAGAAAGTGTATAAGCCTGATAAACTAGAGCCAGGACAGATTTGGCTAAATAGTATAGACGATCCACTACTAGTAGTACAACCTTCCGACAGCTCTAAAGTGTCTGTTGTTGTACTTCGCGGTTACCTACGAAGTAACCGCGGCGTCCCTGTTGTTATAAACTACATTGAAAACGGCGACCAAATACACTGGAAATATGTAGGAATGCTTGGAGATAAGGAGAATGAATGAGCTATGATCTAGATTTGCTGCACGCTTGTAAAGACAAGGCAGCCTACCTACGATTTAAAGATGTTGTTAAGAAACACAATGTAGGCACACTAACGCACGATGTTTGGGATGTTCTCTCTACCTATTGGGACAACTACCCCACACACACTGCCGTAGATTGGGACACTCTCCGCACCTTCTTCTTCATTGTGAAGGGAAGGAAGATGAAGAACATTGGGGACTATGACACTCTATTCACCAATCTAAAGACGCACGTTCCAACACACCTCACCGCACCCCTTATCAGTAAACTAGTGGAGCTAGACTATGCGACTCGCATCTACAATGAAACGCTGGGCCTCAGCGTGGGAACCCCTGGTAAATCTATTACTAATATTCGTGGCTTTCTGGATGAGTATGATCGAGAAGTTGGTGCAGCAACAAAGCATGATGAAGTATTTGTCAGTCCTTCTCTTGAGTATGTTAGCCGCGTGGTATCTGGTAAGGGCCTCAACTGGCGGCTAAAGGAATTTCAATTAGCACTAGGCCCACTGCGTAAGGGCGACTTCATCATCCTAGCTGCCCGCCCTGAGACAGGTAAGACAACGTGTGTTGCCAGTGAAGCCACCTTCATGCTGAGTCAGCTAGAAAAAGACGAGCATGTCATTTGGATTAACAACGAGGAGGCTTCAGCTAAGGTGATGATGCGCGCCATCCAGGCCCATCACCAAGTTACTAGTAGTGAACTCCTTAAAGATACAGCCAAGTATGAAGCATCGTGGGTTAGTGCTGGTGGGGATCGTTTTCTTATCCTTGATGATGACTCTCCCATCAAAAGTGCTCACAAACTTGACGCCCTATTTGACAAGTACAAGCCGGGCCTCATCATCTTCGACCAACTCGACAAGGTAGAGGGATTCAACAATGACCGCGAAGACTTGCGCATTGGTAAACTGTATGAGTGGGCGCGACGAGTTGCCAAACGCTATTGTCCAATCATCGCTGTCAGTCAAGTAGATGGCACTGGTGAGGGTGAGAAGTGGATTCATATGAACCAACTGCGCGGCTCTAAGACTGACAAGGTAGGTGAGGCAGACGCCATCATCACTATTGGTAAGAGTAATGAGCCAGGGATGGACTTAGACCGTTTCATCCACATCCCTAAGAACAAGTTGTTTGGTGGTGCTGGGTCGGACGAGGTGTTCCGACACGGCATGTTTGAAGTGTCCATTGAGCCAAGTAAGGCACGATATGTCAGTAAAATCAAGTAGACCCCCTTCTGGGTGGTATAGTTGTAATAGAGCAAGTGTACGATATGTTGTAGTGGTGAACTCCTTAGGGTCTGTGTGGATTAGCATATCAGACGGTCTTAAGTCACCAATCATTTACAAGTATCAGAACGATGACTCAGAACCAGACTGGTCAAAGTTTAAGTTGGAGGAGCTATGAAAGCCTGGGAAATTGAAGAGAGTGGGTTGTATGTGTGTCACGTTTGCCACTGGATCGTGCAAGTAAATGCAGGTGCTGTAGCGTTTGATCCCGCAACGTGGCACCACACCCACTATACTTGGAAAAAGTTTGTGGGAAGAAACGGCATAAATTCCGACAGAACATTTACGAGGTTGATGTGAAAATTGCATTGATGACGGACTGTAAAGGTAAAGGTCTTTGGTTACAAGTCGGTGAGGCGTGGTACTGCGTAGTTAGATCGACAGGAGAAGTGCACAACGAAGCTGTTGGTTCTCAAAATAACTACGCAAAGAAAGAAGCCGCATTCTACAAAGACCTATCTTCCATTGTGTTAGGAGAAGATGATGACAGCCGTAGTAGTTGACTACGAGACTAGTGTTAAGTGTCCTATTGGTAATAACAAGGCCCACCCAATGTGGCCTGCTAACAAGGTGGTGTTGGCTGGCTTGTCCATCATTGACCACTCAACTCCGTACAACGAGCTAGCTAGGCCACTGACAACAAAAGAAGACACGCTTTTCATCGCACAAAACGCTAAGTTTGACCTTCTCTACACCTACCGCTACCGCAAGAATGATGTCCTCCCTTCTGTGTGGGACACGCAGCTTGCAGAATATTTACTCACAGGGCAGCAGAGTAAGTATGCTTCCCTGAACGAACTCACCACTAAGTATGTTGGTGCTCACGCCGTTAAAGACGATGCCATTAAAGCCTATTGGGACAAGGGTACAGACACTGAGGACATTCCAGAAGCCGAACTGTCCGCCTACCTGAAGGGGGACGTTACTAATACGAAGGAAGTGTTCCTAAAGCAGTGGGCCGAGGTGAAACACCGAGGTATTGAGAGTTGGGTCCATACGCAAATGGACGCTTTGCGTGCCACTACAGCTATGGCCCTACACGGTATGGCTGTAGATTGGGTTTATGTAGAGAAACAAATTGAAGTCTTCACATCTTTCATCGAACTAGCTAAACGTGAAATTGAACTATTTAAGCCAGACCTAGATTACAAGTCTCCTAAAGAACTATCTCTCTATTTCTTTGGTGGTAAGCGTAAGGTAGTTGAGAGGGAGCAAGTAGGCTTCTTTAAGAATGGGCGCCCTAAGTTCAAGAATGTAGAGAAGGAGGTAATTCAAGACGGGCTATACACTGCTGAAAACTACGGCCTAACTCTCGGTAAGAACGGCTATTACAGCGTAGATGACGACACACTTACTAAACTTTACGACACACACAGTGATCGCGTAGCTGGTGCTGTAAGCGACCTACGCACTTACCATAAAGTAAGGGACACCTACTACCAGGGTCTGCTAGACCTACGTTTCCCTGACAACTTCCTCTACCCAAACCTCAACCATGTGTCAACATCCACCGGCCGCTTGTCAGCCACACAACCAAACCTACAAAATCAAACTGATGTTGGTGACGTAAAGAGGGCGTTTATTAGTAGGCACGGTGTTAACGGCTCCATTCTAGAACTCGACTACAGCCAACTAGAAATGGTGTGGCTTGCCTACATTGCCGACGACAAGGTATTGCAGGACGACATTAACAGCGGACGCGACATGCACCGCGAACTCTATAAGGAAATGTATGGACGATATCCCACAGATGCCGAGCGAAAGCCATTCAAGCGGTTTTCGTTCCTTCTCGTATATGGTGGAGGTGTTAGCACCCTCATGGCGCAAAGTGGATGCGACAGAACAACAGCTAGGAAGTTCATCGACACTTTCTACCGACGATACAGTGGGGTCAAACGCTACCACGAATCCATTACTAGAGAGGCTAAAGCAGGTCGTAGCGTCTGGTACGACAAAGGACAACTCCGTTACCAATATGAACGAGTCATGCCCTGGGGACGTAAATATGTCTTCAACTCCTACCAATCCGAGTACACCGGAGAGCAGGAGTTTTCCCCCACAGAACTAAAGAACTATCCAATTCAAGGTAGTGCCACTGGTGACATGGTTCCTATGATGGTGGGTTTGTTGCAGCGCAAGCTGGAAGAAGAGGGTTACTATCAAGCAGGAAGTGCCAACCTAGTGATGACTGTGCATGACAGTGTAGTCATTGACTGCACTAACGAAGTGTTGTACAATGTAGCCAAGTTAGCTAAGGAGGTATTGGAACAAGCTCCACATTATATTTCTACCTATCTAGGTGTTACTTTCCCATGCCGCCTCTCAGTGGGTGTAGAGGCTGGCCCCAACTGGCAAGATAAGAAGGAACTAAAGCTATGAGTTATGTAGTCGAATCAATTACCAATAAAACCGTCACAACCAAGTTTGGCCCTAAGCCAGCCTACTCCATCAAGGCTAATGGCGACTGGTTCAGCGTAGGTTTTAAGAAGCCTAAGTACAATGTTGGCGACACCATTGACTTCAAGTATGAAGAGGGCTCTTATGGCAAGCAAATCGATGATGCCACTGTGCGGGTTCTATCGAAGGGTAGCGGTGCTGCTGCGACGACACCTACGGCAAGTGTGGATGCGCCTTCTGCGGGAGTAGCGTCTCCTCGTAGCTTTGGCCCTCCTGCTAAGGTGTTCCCTGTTCCCCTCATGCACGGGGATCGCTCCATCATCCGACAGAACTCCCTGACCAATGCTCGTGAGCTTGTAGTTAACATGAGCCGTACTGGCGGGGGCTTCACTGCGTTTGCTACGCTGGATGAAGGTGCTGCTGAAGTTATCCGCATTGCCCGTATGTTTGAGGAATATAGTGCTGGCGACACTGAGCGTCGTGCTGCTGAGGAGGGTGCTTGAGTCATATTAGTAGTCTGGTAACAGACATCTACAAACTTGCAGAAGGGGGGAAACCCCCTGAGTCTTCCACACTAGTCTCTGTAGACTTCGCCAAGTGGAATAAGCCACGCGATAAGGAACGCGAGGACAAGGTTCTATATTTCTCAGAAGTAGGTGACCCGTGTGTGCGCCGACTTTGGTATAAGGTGAATCAACGTGAGGTAGCTGAACCCGTAGATGGTCGCTCCATTGTCAAGTTCTTCTATGGCGACATGCTGGAAGAGTTGGTGTTGCGTGCCGCACAAGCAGCAGGGCATGAGGTCTGTGACGAACAGAAGCAAACAATTTACGATGTGGGTAACGGCTGGAAGGTACGGGGCCGCATCGATGCTGTCATTGATGGTGTTGTTGTGGACGTTAAAAGCGTTACGAAATTCTCGGAAGAGAAGTTTAAAGGAGGACTAAAGGATGATCCCTTTGGCTACTACAGTCAGTTGAACGGCTATGCTAGTTCTATGTATGCTGGCTCTGCTGGCTTCCTTACTATTCAGAAGGAATTGGGGCACATCAATTTCTACCCGATCAACGTGGACAAAGGACACTTCCATCACCAAGCAGAAGCGGCGTCTGAAGTAGTGTCCTTAGTTGACGTTAGTCCATTACCAGTAATTCCACCAGTGCCACAAAGTAAGACCAGTAAGAACATGAAGCTGGCTACCAGTTGTTCCTACTGCGCCTATAAGAAGCAGTGTTTTCCTAAGCTGCGAACATTCCTTTACAGTGATGGCCCCGCCTATCTAACCCACGTTGTGGACGTTCCACGAGTTATGGAGGTAACATGACGTTTAAAGAAGCAGATGCTCGCCGGGCCTTAATTGATTTACGGCGACACTTTAGTTTTAAATATCTAATCAAAGTGCTGGGTAAAATGTTAGTAGAAGAACAAAATGGAGAGCGTTTTGTATGAAGAACTACCCTAGTCAAACTGTTAAAAAGTTTGGAGAAGATTTAAGTATGTGTATGTTTGATGCAGACATACAAAAGTCTTTAGGTGGACTAGGTGGGTGTAAACACTTTGACATAACCACTTTCCCAATTGAATTTCATCCGTATATTTTGGAATACTTAAAAGGAAACAATGATTCTGTAGCAATCGTGTTTGCAGCCATGAAAGACAGAGAACTCTTAGAGTCTACCCAGGAGGTGACATGATTGTTGAACTAGACGACGATATGCTAGATAAGCTATTCGCAGATAGCCTACTGAATACCTACCGCAGTGTGTCTAACAACACCAGCGGCATCGCCATCTTCTCTTTCGACAAGGAAGAAGAGAGTAAGAAGATTAAGAAGCTGCTGCGCTCCATTGAGAGGGTACACGATTGGTATAGTGCCAAGCCCCTTCAAGAACGCCTTAAGCAAGAACAGGCTCTAGAAGAGTTCACAGCCGTTAGCCAGGAGCTTAAGCTAGAATGAAAATACTGGTAATACGTAGGGGCGGTATATGAAGGAAGGACACACCTATAAATACAAAGGGGTGCCAACAAAAGAGTACCACGCAAACTATCGCCTAAGAAATCCAGAGCAAATGCTGCTGTCTTCAGCCCGCAATCGCGCTAAGAAGAGGGGCATTGAGTTTGATTTGACTGTAGATGACATTAAAATACCGGGTAAGTGTCCCATTCTTGGTGTACAACTAACCCGTAACATAGGAGAGCACGGTGGCACAAAATACTCCGCAAGTTTAGATCGTATTGTGCCTGAATTAGGTTACGTAAAAGGTAACGTGCGTGTAGTGTCTATGTTAGCTAATAATATGAAAAGCAATGCTACAAATGTAGAACTGTTGCTTTTCTCCAAGTGGGTACTGGAGAATATTAAATGAAGATTCTTATCATACCTGACGCGCAGGTGAGGAAGGGTGTGCCGCTAGAGCATCTAGATTGGGCAGGGCAATACATTGTAGATAAGAAGCCCGACATCATTGTCAACATGGGAGACTTCGCAGACATGCCTTCCTTGTCCACCCACGACAAGGCAGGCAGCAAGGTGTTTGAGGGGCTTAGGTATAAGGATGATGTAGAGGTAGCCAAGGAGGCAATGGGGCGCCTTCTAGGCCCCTTAGAGCGCCTGCAAACGGCACAGAAAAAGAACAAGGAGAAGGTGTACAAGCCCCGCCTGGAACTCCTATTAGGAAATCATGAAAATCGCATTGACCGTGCTGTAAACAATCTACCCATCCTTGAAGGTACTATTAGTACGAAAGACTTGCAATATGAACGTCATTGGAACGTACACCCCTTTCTACAACCGCTTACCATTGAGGGAGTGGTGTTCAATCACTACTTTCCAACTGGCCTTATGGGGCGTCCAGCTTCAACTGCCTCTGCAATGGTTGGTAAACTGCATCAGAGTTGCATAGCAGGACACCAACAAGGGAGGCAAGTGGCCTACGGCCGTAAGGCCGATGGCTCCTCCATTACGTGCATCATCGCTGGTTCCTTCTACCTCCATGATGAACATTACATGGACGTTACCAGTAATCGCTATTGGCGAGGGTTGGTGATGTTGCACGAGGTAAAAGATGGGCACTTCGATGAAATGTTTGTGTCAGTAAACTATCTAAGGAAAAGGTATGAGTGACATTCCTGGGCAGTGGAACAAGAAGTCAGACGAAAAGTGGAAATACGTGTGTACAAATTGGGCGTCACTACAAGTGGAGTTTGACAAAACCAAAGGCCCCTCAATTGAGACACACGGTAGGTGGTGGGTTAGCGAAACCTCCCTAGACGAGTTGGTGGATGTATTGAGCCACATCCGCACTGAAGTATATGGACCAAAGGAGAGTAAATGAACTACTCAGAAAAACTAAAGGCAGTGACAGACTGGACGTATGAGAATGTATACAGTGTAGATGAATTTTGCGTAATGTTTGACATTGAGTTGGAACATCTAGTAAAATGCTTCCCTGACGCCCTAGTGCGCTCCTACAACAAAGTGTTTCCACCAGACGTAGACAATGACGACCTCAGCGATGACCTCGAAGAAGATGCGTGGCGGGGCTTTCACCCAGTCGAAGAAGACTGACAACAAACCTGACTCCCTGTTGGAGCTAGGAAAGCAACGTAAGCGTGAGTGTCTAAACCGCACTCGTAACCAAGAGAGTTTGGAAGCAATTAAAGAGTACGTACATGAAGACAGCACCAATCAGCGTTACCCTTATTGATAACAATGCCTCGCGTAACTAAAAACCGCTTACGGCATTGTAAGCAGTGCGGCACTGAATTTGAAGTGGGGACAACAGGCAGAACGCACTATTGCACTGCGAAATGTATGGCTAAGTTTCACTGGTTGAAACAAGGCGCTAAATACCGCAGTTCTGAAAAGGGAAAACAAACTTCGTTTGCGTGGCGATTAAAGTCTACGTTTGGCATTACTGTAGAAGAATACCAAGCGCTGTTTAAAGCACAAGGTAGCGTATGCGCTATCTGTGACACAGATACTCCTACTGGATATAATTGGCATGTAGACCACTGCCACACTACTGGAAAAGTAAGAGGGATTCTATGTAGTAAATGCAATCAAGGTTTGGGGCTATTTAACGATAAGGAGAAAGTTCTTGAGCGAGCAGCAAGCTATTTACGTCAAACCAGTATGGGCAACCCCTAGTGGGGAAGAACTTGTAGCGCATATGGCGCGAGTGTCTTCACCTGAAAATGAGGGTAAAGAGGCCCACAAGCTGATTGAGTACCTGATTAAAAATGATCATTGGAGCCCATTTGAAATGGTCAACATGGTAGTTGAAGTAGGTACTACGCGAGACATCGCACGCCAATTGCTACGTCACCGCAGCTTTACCTTCCAAGAGTTTAGCCAAAGATACGCCAGTATTGATAAACTACCCGCAGCCCCTATTCGTGATGCCCGTTTACAAGATACTAAAAACAGGCAGAGTAGTCTTCCCTGCGTAGACTCTG